ACCCAAAACGTATTAGGGGGTCACGACATATGGGAGGGGAGCGACGCCCATACAGGACACACACACTGCGCCACGGTTGGGGCACCGGCGAGGAGAGGGGCTAAGGGGACACACACACCACCCACAGACACGCCACACACTAAGGCAGGTCATACTTGCACCCCACACACCAAGACAGGGTGAGCACCGAAGAGGGGATGAGCGCTACGCGCCAAGAGGAGTCGCGACGCGACGAGCACAGCGAGGAGTCCACACACCCGCTTCGTCTGGTGACGAGCGCAGCGAGGAGCGCTGCCATATATGGCGAGCGAAGAGGAGCGCAGCGACGAGGAGCGCCCAAAGACCGCTCAGCGTACATTCAATTTCAGCAAAGTAACAAACTTAGCCAAAAAGTTTGAGGACCCCATACTTTGACCAAAGACTATATAAGAGACACATACCTAGACAGACATCTAGGGATATACCTTTGGGAAAAATTTGTAGAGCGATTTTACAATAAAGGGTTTTAGGCTTGGAAAAAATTTGTATGGCGATTTTACAATAAATAGGTAGTTGATGCTTTTAGGGGACTTCGCAAGCGGCTTGGCACTGAACGGATTTTACTGAACAAGTGTATAGGTCACATGAGCCATTTAATGGCTCATGTGAGCTATTAAACGAAGTCTAAATAATCGGTCTCTCTGTAAAGTGTCGCTAGGTGTAAGTCGTGCTCTCTCTTTACCTGTTCTATGTCTTCTTTTGTAAGTGTGAGATCACACTTTTCATGCGTTATCAGAATTAACTCCTCATTATCCTTTGTAACCAGTTCAAACTTGAGCTTAGATTGTACTTCAACGTACGCGCTCATCTTATAGTCAAAAATTGACTGATGCTGTTTTACCTTGAAGTATAGGAAGCATAAAACCAGTGTTAGCATATCTGTATTGAACTCATGTAGGTCTTTGTTGGTTAGTGGTCTATTCATGGTGTTTCCTTATTGGCTCATGTGAGCTATTTAATGGTTAGATAGGCTTATGGCTCTGGTACCGTCACAAGACAAGGCACATGTAGAGCACCCCCTTGAGGTCTCTGTTGTGTACGGGCAAGCATAAGCGGGTACACCGGTTAAGAGTCTGAATTTGAGGTTGTCTTCTCTGCTTAGTCCGTACGGCATAAAGCCGAGTTCGTAAGCCTCTATTGCTTCACTTAAGAGACCTACGGAAGCCTGGACTTGTCCACCGAACCGAGATAACCGACTATCACGCCATGAGGCCGTGTAAGCATGATGACGAGATGACGCTTTGATGATGTGGTGAATGTGGTCTAGTCCTTCATCATTAAGGCGCCCTATATCACCAAACGAAGTCAAGCGACTCTCAATTGGTGTAAGCTCAGTGTTAAGACTCATGAGGTGAGTTGAACCCTTTAAGCGCTCAATTTGAGCCGTCCAATGATTGACAGCGCGCGCTTGATTACAAGTACCCTTAAAGCTCCTGTAGAGCTCAGGCTTGATCGCTTTAGGTAGAAAGCGACAAGACATAGAGCAACAACGCAGCATAGTCCTCGTTAACGCGCCTATCCCCGCTTCTACAGGATCAAGCGGTAGGATCACGAATTCAACCCAATTCAGCCCGTTAAGGGCCGCGTGAGATGGTTTAGTCTTGCGGTTGCTGAGGCTATCCCCAAAAGCAGCAGAACGCGCTAGAAGCGCTAGATCGTCAAAGATTGTTAGTTGTTTAATTATCATCGTGTGTGTTCCTTAGTACATGAGTGCTACAAAGAGCAAGATGAAGGCGTTTAGGATGAACAGTTCAGCGGTCTCTAGTCCGAAGGTGACCCACTGATATATGAAGACAAAGAAGAGGAAACAAGCGGTGAACAGAGCAAGTACAAGGTGTGTCTTAGTCATGGTGCTACCCCTAAGAGCCATAAGGCCCCTTTCACCGTTAGGCAGAAGATGACGACGGTTGAAAGTAGCGTGATGAAGCCTAGCGCAAGCTCAAGCGTTTCTAGTAGTCTGCGGTGTTGTCTGTATGTTAGTTTCATATTGTCTCCTAAGAGGTTTAGAGGAATAGCGCGTATACTGCGATGATAACGCCGTTAAGTCCTAATGTGTGATAAGTGATTAAGAGGATGAGAGTCTTGATAGTGAAGACGATCATAAGAAGACGATCGAGATAGAGATGACGGTTAGAGTGATTAGAAAGATCATGTGTTTACTCCTAAGAGTTGAGGGTTAAGGGCGACCGGTTGATCGCCTTATGTATGTACACTCTCAAATGACGTTCAACAAGTCAAGGGGTATCTCAAAAAAAGTGAGAACTCCGAGCGGTTTGTCCCCTAAGTATCTGGAATCATTGAGTTTTTTGGCTGAAAAAAAAATGAGGGGGTACTGGCAAGGGGTAGAGGTCGCCCTTGACGCGCCGTTGCTCATGGGGTGCTGAGCTAGCCACATACTGAACGTGTGTTCAGTATGTCATGAGACCGAATCAATCGTTCGCCGAGACCGAAGCGAGGGACTAGCGGCCCGAATCGTGCTCAGATTCGCGCGTGCGCTCGGCGTCGGCCTCGGCGGTGGGTAGGTTCAAGTACCCCAAAGGGGCGCACCCCACCGATCACGCAACCAACCTTTACACTTTTGCAAGATTTGTGTTTATTATGTCCCTAAAAGGGTGTGTGTGGGGGGTTGAGTTTTGAGTGTGTGTTGTGTTTACTGTGTGTGTATGAATGAAAGAGAAAGAGGTGAGAGATGATTGTAGTGAGACGAGGAGACAAGGGAACGTTTGTGGCGTTATTGCAGGAGCGATTGAACTGCCATGGTCATTATTTGGGGCAGGACGGGATATTTGGTCGTATAACGGAGCGTGTATTGCGGGACTTTCAGTTTGCGTGGAACTTGAAGGTGGACGGTATATGTGGAGACCAGACGTGGGGTTGTTTGATGCAATCTAAGGGATTGAACAAGGGTGGTGTATTTGTGAAGCGCCGTACGCCGATTTTGTTAGGGGAGCGTTTGGAGGCGGTGGAGGGAGCGAGTGAGGACGGGATTGGTTTGTGCAAAGTAGCGATTAGGGATTTGGGTAAGGAGGAGAATCCTTGGGGTCGTAACAAGGGCAAGGAGATAAGTCATTTGGTGCAGGGCACGCGGATTACGGGGGTGGAGAGTATAGAGTTTAGTGAGTACAAGCGTCATTGGGGTATTGGGAACATGAAGTTTTTTCCGCCGTGGTGTGCGATTTCGGTATCGAGTTGGATGGCGGAATATTTTGAGGCGGAGAGTTGGTCTGAGATTCCGTTTGAGAATTGGTTTGGCGGAGTGACCCAGACGATGAAGTGGGGAGATCGAGTGGAGGGTGGATTGAGGCGTAAGTCTGAGATAGGTCATTGTTTACCTGGTGAGTTATTTGTGATGCCTCGGAGTGGTTCGGGTTCAGACGGAGACGATGGTGATGGGGCGAAGATTCGTGGGGGTCATATTGGGATTGTGTTGTGGGACGATGGAGATCGAGTGCAGACGATAGAGGGGAACACGCAGAATGGGGTGAGGACCAGGAGTCGTTTGAAGGAGAGTTTGTGGGGGATTGTGGATTGGGAGCGTGTGATTGAGTTTAATGGTTGGGAGAGGTAGATGAACCGTGTTGAGGTTGAGGCGTTGAGTGTGGTGTTAAAGCGTCGAGGTTTAACGGTGAGAGAGATTGTTGACCAGTTATCGGTGCGAGGGTGTGTGAATGAGTTAACGGGTCGAGCGTATGGGTATTACACGGTGAACGTGTGGTGTCGGGGGGTATTTTCGCAGCGTGGTTATCGCAAGCCGAATCTTGTGGGGATGTCGGTTGAGGAGCGTGCGTTGCATGATGCTGAGATGCGAGCTCGACAGTTATCGCGTATGCGGATATGGCGAGAGCGTCATCCCGACTATGGTCGAGAGTATATGAGGGAGTATAACGCGCTTTAGTTGTTGAAAAGCGTGGTTAGTATCTTACGGCACCGAACATGGTGTATTGTAGAACCATTTCAGCGATATCTGGGGTGATGTTATTGTTCTTGATCATGTGGAAGTGAGCGGGATATTTGCGGGCGATGGTTTGGATTGCGGAGACGATTTCAGTGACGTTAACGTCTTTGATGAACCGTCCTTGAAAGTCATTGATGGCGACTTCCCATTCGGGGTGATAGACGTTAACGAGTGCGTCTTCGACGGCGTTTTTGTTTGTGTTTGACCAGTCGATGTTTGACGCTTCGGCGTATGTAGAAGAGGGCGAGATGGTTGCCCATGACGAACAGGCACCTTGTAAGAAGGCGACGGACATGATGTCTACGAGGGTTTCGTAAGAGACTTGGACGTGTGTTTTGATGGAGAAGTACATAGGTATATTCCTTAGAAGGGGTATTGTTGGATAACGAAACAGTATCTTTTATCGTCTGTGAAGACTTCTTGATTGAACTTAAAGTCTTGGGCGGTGATGTGTGACGGTTTTCGGTTGTAAACGTTGAACCAATAGAGTGCTTTGTCTTGTGCTTGTGTGAGCGTGTCAGCGTCGATGAAGGGCAATGTCATGAAGACGGGATCGTCTTTGAGGGTGATGGCGACGTAGAAGGGCGGGTTCACAATAAAGTCCTTAGAGGTATTAGAGGTAGCAGTTGATGGAAGCGGCGAGTTTTTCAGCATCTAGGTCAACAGGTAGACAGGTCCATTCGTGTTTGTGTTGACCTGTGAAGGGGCAGTTGACGGTAAAGGAGACGCTGACACGTCTCTCAGAGACGAGGAAGATGAAGCATTCGACTTTGACTTCGATGTCAGCGCGGTATGCTTTGATGTAGAAAGCGTTCTTTGACGCGCCAGAGTCTTCGATGACGCACTTGGCGTTGTTGATCACACGGTCGTGAACTTCTTTTGTGAAAGAGTGAAGTGCTGACTGGAAGTGATTGAAGAGCGTTGCCATGAGTGTTCTCCTTAGAGTTGTGAGTGATTCGCCTTAGCGATGTATAAGAGGTACCATTACTACCTTTCGCACGTCAACAACTTTCTTTGAAAAATATTCTTTTTTTGTAAGTGGTTGATATTACTTCACTTTATTGGAGTGCTGAAGCACTTCTCTTGGTTATAGTACTTCACTTCGTTGTACATATCGATGACTCTATGTGCGTATAAGTATTCTGATCGTCCCTGTATGCATTTACCGTTGAGTCCTCGATTGTATTGAGCGAGGCTTTTGCAGAGTTTACCGTTGTTTCGATCTAGGAACTTCTTAAGTGCCTGTATACCTGCTTTTGTGTAGTTGCACTTACCTTTAGCGGGGCAGTGGTATTTAGGGATAACCCCAAGAGGTCCTTTTGCGCCTTTGAATGAGTCAATGTTTTCAAAACGAGTTTCTTCATAAGCGACTGCGATTGCCAGTCGAGGGTTGACCTTTTGTCGAATCGCTTCTTTGCCGACTTCTCGACACACTTCCATGCGACTTGGGATGGATCGTGCGATCTTGCGTTGATATGACTTTGAAGCGTTGGGAGATAAGATGTTGAGCATAACAACCCAACACATATTGGTGATGTTCATAGTGCTTCCTTTATGGTGACTTCAGTACGAGCGTCACCGCTGCGTTCTGCGTAATATTTGTAAGCGTGTATTGTGCAAACTTGAGCATCGTCTTGTAAGGTCTTATTGAGTGCGTCTAAGACGGCTTTGATGATGTTGTCAAGGTCTGGTCTTTTTGTATGTAGGATGAGACCGTCGGGGTACTTCTTAGGCTTTAGTCTCTGTGGTCTAGGGAAGACTGCATTGATTGATACTTCGATGGGACCTGTGATGTTTTGTTCTTTGATGAGTGCTTTTAGTGCGTTCTCATAGTCTTTGGTGCGCTTAGGTGTGTAAGCTCGACCGTTACCAAACCTTGGTCTACCTTTGGGTACAGGCGTACCGAGTAGTGTAATGGTTATGCTTTCCACTTACGGACTCCCCAAAACTGTCCTTTGTTCTTTCGATCGTCATCGAGATACACAATGGAATATCCTTCGTCGTTCATGAAGCGAGTGGCTTCGTAAAAGCAATCGAACTCTGCGATTGTTTCTTTCTCTTCAGAGTCGGGATTGAAGAGGATTACCCACTCATACGCATTTTTCTTTGGGTCGTACTTGATGTTGATTGTTTCTTTCATGACTTGACCCTTGTCCTTACGGTGAAGAGTGTTTGTCCAGGACCCGTCTTCTTGATCATGACCTGTTTCTTAGCTTGAGAGTAATGTGTTGAGTACCCTTGTGCGATCCAATGGTCTACTTCGTTCTTAGCTTGGAGGTAGTTAGGCGTGATGAGCCTAACTGTCCACTTTGGTGGTGTCGTCATTTTTGTTTCCTTTGTGCGTACACGTTGAATAATGCATCACTATCATGGGTCAAAACATATTACAAGCAAAACTTAGTAGGTTGGTATGAGAGTTGTAATAGTGTATAATGCTTAAAAGCCCTATATGACCGTTACCGAGGTGGGATATGAATGTTAATACAGATCTTGTTTTTAAGGTATTGAGTGTGTGTTTGATTCCGTCTATGGTCTGGATCAACTCTTTGTCAGTCGATATTGCGTTATTGAAGCGTGAACTTGACTCAAATAAAGCTCGGCTAGAGAAAGTAGAGACTCGCCAAGAGAAGATCTTGGCGGGTGTTCAAGAGAACCAAATAGCACTTAAGAGCATGGTAACTACCATAAACTTTATGAAAGATCTCTTAACGGATATTAAAAATGCTAAGTAGATCTTGGAGAGGGTTCGCTCTCGTTATCGTTTGGATTTTTGCCGCTTGTTTATATCAGTCATACATACGGCAAGAATCTTGTTTACCGCTTGCCATGCCGTCTAAGCGTAATGTAATTAAGCGATTGCCTATTCTTATTGAAGAATCTGAAGAGGTTCATGCAAAAGATCTTGAGAGACAGATCAATGAGTTAAGCATCGACATTATCGAACTAAAGATGAAACAAGGTTTACCAAATGGATATTAATGATTACCAACATAAGGCAAGAGAAACAGCGATGTACCCTGTAGAGCAAGGCATTGCTTACTGTGCGCTTGGTTTAACAGGTGAAGCGGGAGAAGTTGCTGACAAGGTTAAGAAGATCATTCGCGACAAGGGCGGTAAGTTTACTGAGAGCGATCGAGAAGAGATTGGTAAAGAACTAGGGGATGTCCTCTGGTACATAGCTAACCTCAGTTTTGAACTGAACTTGTCTTTGGACTTTGTAGCTAACAAGAACGTAGAAAAGCTAGAGAGTCGCGCAAAGCGTGGCGTTCTAGGTGGAAGTGGGGATAACCGATAATGCCTGTGTACAAAGTCAAAGGTGGTTACCGTTGGGGCAAGAGTGGGAAGATCTATAAAACGCGCAAAGAAGCAGAAGCGCAAGGCGCGGCGATAAGAGCATCGATGTCCCGTAAAGGTAAGAAAAGTTACGGTAAAAAAGGATACAAGAAGTGAAGATTGAAAAGAAGTATTCAGCAGGTGTGGTTATCACTCATGCAGGTGGTGAGATGGCACTCACAGACAAGCAACTAGACTTGAGTATAGAGTTACCTTCTAAGACAGGTGCAAAGCTCAATGAAGAACAGCTTGAGTTGATCAGTGAAGCAGCAGAGGCTTACGAAGACTTCTTATTGCCTATGACTAATGTGAAGCGCGTAGACAGTGATCATATCTTTGCTCGTTTAGACCTTGGCGGTTATTGGTCGCCTTATGTGGTAGGTGATCACATTGAAGAGGTTATGGAGCAGTTAGATGACTTATACGGGATCTACGAAGACTACTTTTGATCTTTGATGGTTTTGATCTCATGCTTAAGGTAGAAGATTGCTTTCTCAAGATCTTGTACTTGAGTGTTTGGATCTTTACGTCCTGCTCTACAAATGTACTTGAGTGCATTACCTAGGGCAAAGCCTAGTTCCCATGCGTTTATGACGTTTATTGCCTCATACGTTCCTGGTCTGTAGTGTTTTGGGTGGTTTACTTTATCGTTATCTGCTGTTTCTTTGCTCAAGTCTTGTTCCCCGTTTGGGTAAAAAGTTGTTGAAAAGTCTGAGATAGGGTGGTCATGCATTACACTGAGAAATGCTTCTTTAGTTGTCATATGCCCTCTCGTTTCTTTAGTCTCGATCTTATATAGTATATATATATAAGAATCACTCTATATATAAGTGCAAGGGAAACATCATGGCTAAACGTCCTTCTAAAACTAAAAAGACCAAAGTCCCGAAGAAGTACACCGCAGGTCTCTCTAAGAAAGACAAAGAAGAGAGAGAGAAGCAGATACGACGTAGAGCCAAGGCGTCTAGGGAAGGTAAGCCTAACTACGGACCTATGGCGGGAGACAACAAAGCTAAACCCAAGACAGGGCGTTACACACGTCAAGCACAGAAGAGTGGTCTAAAGAAGAAGATACAAGAGAACATGAACGGTAAAGGCAAAGAGGCTTACTTAAAGGCTGTCGCAAAGGCTACAGGGTATCCTTTAGGTATCCTTAGACAAGTTCATGAAAGAGGTGCTAGGGCTTGGGCTACAGGTAGAAGACCTGGTGCTTCTCAAGCGGCATGGTCTAGGGCGAGGGTGTTGTCTTTTGTTCAAGGGGGAAAGACCACTAAGACTGCGGACAAAGAACTTCACGTTAGGGCTCGGAAGATTATGAAGAATAGGAAGAAGAAGTAAACGTATGGGCACTGAGATAAAGAAGCGCAGAGGAGGTAGGAAACCTAAAGGTCCTTCACATCCTTTAACGCGAAAAGAACTACTAGATATCGCAGAGAAATGTTTTCAGTTTTGTATAGAAGCGACAGGCGTATCTCTTTATCCATACCAAGAAGCATTTGCTCGCCGTATCTGCCAATCAGTTATCCTTGAAGACGGTGAAGAGATCACCGCTTTGTTCGCCCGTCAGTCTGGTAAGACTGAAAGTGTTTCAGTGGCGATCGTTGGTTTGAGCGTGATCTTACCTACCTTAGCCAAGACCGCAGGTCTCAAAGAGGATGATCGCATTAACAAGTTCAAGAATGGGTTATGGGTAGGCATATTTGCACCTAACTATGAACTTGCGGGTGTCATGCATAGTCGAATGGCAAACCGTATGCAGTCTGAGACCATGTTACAAGTTTTGAAAGACCCAGAGTTAGGCATTGACTTACAAGGTGGGCGCAAGGTGTTACGACTACCTAATGGTAGTTTTGTAGACGCTAACAGTGCAGGTCCTCAGTCCAACATTGAAGGTAAGACCTACCATCTACTTATTTGTGAAGAGACCCAGGACATCTCAAACTACAAGATCCGTAAGTCGATCCACCCCATGGGTGCGAGCACCAACGCGACAATGATCAAGATTGGTACACCTAACGCACAGAAAAATGAGTTCTTTGATGCTTGCGAGCGCAACCGTAAGAAGACGGCGGCTCTAGGACCTAACGATCTACCTAATCACTTTCAGTACGACTATGAATATCCTGCTAAATACAACCCTAGGTATGGGGCATACATAGAGAAGGAGATAGAGCGTTTAGGATATGACTCTGACGAGTTCCGAATGTCCTACCGCCTACATTGGATGTTGGAGCGAGGGCACTTTATTGCGCCAGAGATCTTCGATGCGTGTGGCATCCGTAAGACCGATAGGTTGCGCGTAAAGAAGAAAGGCAAGTATGTCCACTTCAAGCGCAACGAGAGTCATTATTACAACGACAATGCGACTGAGAATATGGTTGCTTCGATCGACATTGGGCGTTCAAACGACTCAACAGTAGTCACCGTGGGTAAAGTATGGTGGGACAACCCCATCATGTTTGCAGGCGAAGACCGTTATCATCTTCATGTTGTCAACTGGTTAGAGATCCAAGGAGACGACCATGAGACACAGTACCCACAGATCTTAGACTTCCTTAGTAACTACAAGATTGGTTCTATGATTGTTGACGCTACAGGTAGAGGTGATCCGATCTTTGATCGACTTAAAGCGGACTTGTACGAAGACGGGATTGATGTTCACCCATTTATCTTCTCTCAGCGATCAAAGCATGAGGGGTACACGATCATGTATCAAGAGATGAAGGTACAGCGTTTAACATATCCTGCAAGCGATCACTCTAAAAGCTATAAGCGTTGGCAGAAGTTTGTTCGTGAGATGTACGAGTTACAGAAGGATTGGCGTGGGAAGTACATGGACGTCAAAGCTCCAACAGGAGGTAAGAAGGGCAAGTCTGAGGGGCATGATGACTACAGTGACTCTTTGATGATGTTGTGTTACTTGGTGAACAGGAAGATGATCTCAGCGGAGACTGCAAGTAATCCTTTCTTGGGTAACGCTGTGAGTGATACGAGAAGGCGTTATTCTTCGCAGATCAAACCAGGTAGGGCGAGGAGGAAGTTCGATGGATGGTAAGTTAAGTCTAGAGCAGATATGTGAACTAAGCGGTCTATCTGAGCGCTACGTTAAGAAAGCGCTATCCAATGGTGATTTATTAGACCAGTCACCAAAGTGCGTAGGAGAGTGGCTTAAATCGTCAATACAGATTAAAATGAGCGCACCTAAGACTCGCGTCGGCTTACGGAAAGATCGCGAACCTATCGTACATAGAAAGTGGGATTGAATATGGCTTTAATCAGTAGAGGTATCATCGCGGGTACACCGTATGGCAGTTCTGACGCGAACGTTTATCAACTTGTGACTTCAACAGAACTTGAACACTCAGCACGTCTTCAGCGGTACAGAGAGTTTAAGCGATTTTACAGTGGTAAGCATTGGGATCATACGAGAGACGTTAATGAACCTTTTGTGACAATGAACTACTGCCGAAGATTCGTTGATGCTAACGTCAACTTCTTGATGAAGGGTGGCTTTTCGGTAACGATTCCCGATGATCCTGCGACGCCAGCTAAAGAAGACGAAGACAGAGAGTTTGTTCGTCTTATGTTAGAAGCTACTTGGATGAAGAACAGGCGAGAGTTAGTTGCTTTTGAGATGGCGCAGATGGGCGCTATTACAGGCGACGTCTTTGTCCGTGTCTCATGGGAGGATAGCGACCCCATCGAAGCGCCTTATGCGCGTGTTGATGTCTTGCCGAGTCAGTATGTATTCCCTTCATTTGGCGGACCTCATGGAGTAGACCGTAAGAAGGTTAACTCTATCTTAATACTGTTCCCTCGGTTCAAGAATGGCGATGCTTCTTCGACCAATCGTTTTGGTGATATACCTTCACATAATGTGGAGTGGTATGGAGAGCGTTGGTTCGCTGACAAGGTTATTGAGTATGACCCCCATGGCGGTGAGCGTGAAAGACCAAACCCTCTTGGCGAGATCCCGATCGTTCATATCCCTAACTACCCTGTAGCGGGTGAGTTCTATGGTCGCTCTGATCTGGCAGATGTAATCAACCTTCAGCGTGAATATAACGAGAAGGCGACAGACATCTCTGATGTGATCAACTACCATGGTTCACCCGTAACGATTGTCAAGGGTGCGAAACTAACACAACTAGAGCGTGGTGCTAATCGTATGTGGGGTTTGCCCGAAAATGCTTCTGTAGAGAACTTAGCTTTGAATGGCGAACTCGCGCCAAGTATGGAGTATCTTGATCGTATTAAGAAAGCGATGCATGAGGTGGGAGGTGTCCCAGAGATTGCGCTCACGTCTAATATTAACAATCGAGAGACAGGCGCTTCAGTATCTATGCGATATATGCCTATGTTAGAAGCTCGACAGGTAAAGGTACAGACTTACGGTGCAGGTCTACGCTTGATTAATCGTTTGATCATGAAGATTACAGCGTTGACGTCTAATGAGTTTGGTAGGAAGTTTGATCGTCTCAACGAGAGCAATAAATATCGTAACGAGATTGTCTTCCCTTCTCCTCTACCGAGAGACGAGAGTGTTGAGTTAGACCGAGCGACTAAGCGTCTTGATCTGAACCTAACTTCTAAGAGATTTGAGATGCAGAAGATGGGTATGTCTCAAAGAGAGATAGAGAAGATTAAGGAAGACATACAAGAAGAGCGAGAAGAGTTGGCAGAGTTAGAGTTTTCGATCGGTCAAAAGTTTATGGATGAGACCGAAGTTGAAGAGGTTGAAATCCCGTCTCTTGATGAAGGACCTAAACCACCTAGCGGTAACCCAAACCCTCGTAGACCTAACCCAGACTCGGCGGGTATGGCGATTTCTAATACTAAGACTTCGGAAATGTTAGATGGCTAGAAAGAAGTTTACACCTCAAGCCACCTCTAAAGGCAGTGGTCTACTTTCTAATACTCATAAGGTTAAGACCGTCACAGGTGCTACGCTTGAGTTAGAGGCAAGACCTGCAAGTGTGAAAAAGGGTGAGCGTAACTTTGAGATAGCAGACGCTAAGCGTCGTATCTTGAATCGACTACCTACCCAAGAGGGTAAAGTTCGTACTCTAATGCTCAAAGGGATCAGCAAAGCAGAGCAAGCATATATGCGTTTTGATCGACGCAGAAACCGAACTACAGGGGAACTTAGAGTTGTTGAAAAGTCTGAGTTAGGTAGGCAGCTAGAGCAGGTGGTGCGAGAGACGCTGAATGAGGCTAGAGATCAGATACTTGATAACTTGGAAGGTTCTGTGAAGACCTATCTTATAGGCGTTAGACGATCTCTCCCAAATAAAGACTTATTACCTATGGCGACCATAAGACAACTTGCGCGTACAGAAGCGCGGAGGATCTATAATCAACCCACAGGTAAGAGTGGTATGAACACTGCACAAAGGCTTGCTTCAGTTGGTGGTCGAATGGAGGCAGAGTTAAAGAAGCGCATGGAAATGGGAATGCTTGATCGGATCAAAGACCGTTCTAAGCTAAAGAAGTCTTTAGTAGACCCCAAAGGATCTAATAGGGCGTGTGTCGCCAAGACCATGAGTAGGATCAACCGTACTGAGCAGAACAGAGCAATGCAGAGAGCAACAGTCGAAGCGATGCGAGCGATTGGTGTTTCTTTCTTTTATTGGAGATTGAGCGCGGCGCACAAGAGTTATGGCGGTACAGAAATTTGCGAAGTTTTGTCTGTTTCTACAGGATCAGACGTTAGTAGTAGTATACCAAGTGGTTTCTCTGGGTCTTTGAATGGTTTGTATACTTCTAGCAGTTTGCCCGACTTGCCCCACCCTAACTGTATGTGCAGTATTGAACCGCTTGTGATATAATCCTATTTGACGAGCATAGTAATATGTTCCATAATGCAAATTAATCGTTCACATTTTTAGATCGGAGGTAGGCTATGCCTATGCAATCAACTAACCGTTCACAGCCTTCAAACCGTCCAGGTCAAGACTCTACTACTCGCGACCGTGGTCAGACTGATTACTTCAACATGAGAAACCGCCCTAACAAAGCTAAGGTCGAGGGTGGATCACTTGTTATGTATTCAAACATTGAGGGTATGCACTCACGACGAGCGCCAAAGGTTGACATCCTCCGCTAAGTTTTGATTCAACACCTAGCGAAATATTAAAGGGCTAATAGACAGATGAATGATACGACAAACACTACGCCAGCGAACACAGAATCTAGTCAAGCGAGCGCACAGCAACCCCCACAAGCTGAAGAAGCACCCAAGACTGAAGCAAAGGTAGAGAAAGCACAATCTGAGGATGTGTATACCAAGAGTCAGTTAGAGGAAATGCTTAAGAAGGCTAGGCAAGAGGAAAAGGACAAACTGTATAAGTCTCTTGAGAAGACAAAAGCAGAGTCACAGAACCTACAAGCCGAGCGCGACAAGGTGTTAGATGAATTAAAACTAGCTAAGGACAAGCTAGACACTTTACAGGACTCAAACATGAGCGATATCGAGAAAGTAAACAAGCAGATCGAACTGCTCGCCGAACAGAACAATCTTCTAAAGAGCCAACTTGAGCAAGTCTCACAGCAGGCTGAAGCGCGTGTGCGTGAAAGTGAAGTGAAGTCTTATCGTCAGAAGCAGATTGAGCAGAGCGGTTTACTGTTCCCTGAGATGGTGAAAGGGTCAACTCCCGAGGAGATTGACGCTTCTATTGCCATGCTCAAAGAGCGTGAGCAGTCTGTTAGACAGCAAGTGGAAGATCGCTTACGGAGCGAGAAGGCGCAGGATGTTCCTCGCCCTATGTCTCCTTATGGCGAGCAGTCACAAGTTAACGCTACTGCTGATCGTTATCGTATCTCTAAAATGAGTCGTGATGAGTACCAAGCGTATCGTCAAAAACTCATGGCGCAAGCTATGGATTCAGTTCGCAGATAAATAAAAATTAAATATTAGTTAGGAGTCAATTATGGCTATTAATGGAATTTCGGGAGCAAACGGATTAACTGCTCTTCCACAGGCTATGCTTGAAGTATTTAGCCTTGATATTCTTCACAACGCTCAAGGCATCATGCGCTTTGAGGAATTCGCTGTTCGTAAGCAAGAACTTCTCGCTGCTCCTGGTGAAGTAGTTAAGTTCACCATCTATGACGACATTGCTCGTAACGGTCAGTTGACAGAGAACGTTTCTCTCTCCGCTAACGCGATGAGTGCTACTCAGAAGTCAATCACTGTTACTGAATGGGGTAACGCGATTAACGTTTCTGAGAAGCTCCTTCAGCTTTCTTGGGACGATGTTATGGGCGAGGCAGCTACTCTCCTCGGTCGTGACTATGCTGTTACTCGCGATCTCGCGATTCGTGATGCACTTTTCGCAGGTGCTGCGAGTCAAATTAGCGCTGCTGCTGATGATACCTCCGCAGCAGGTACTGCTGATCTTGATGCTTCTGAGACAATGACGATCGAGCACATCCGTGACGCAGTTGAGATTCTTCAGACCAATGACGCACCTAAGTTCTTTGGTGACTACTACGTCTGTTTCCTCCACCCACACCAAGCAGCATATCTCCGACGTGACCCAGATTGGGTTAACGCTCACCAGTATGTTGGTACTCGTAACCTCTTCAACGGCGAGATTGGTCGTTGGGAAGACGTTATCTTTGTCGTTACCACTCACGCTCCTAATGGTGCTGCTGCTGCTACCGCTCCTGGTCATGACCCTGCTCTCGTTTCTGGTCAAGCAGGAATGGCTACTGACGGTTACAAGGCGTGCGTCTTCGCTGATCAGTGCCTCTATATCGCGGACAGCCTCCCTGTTGAACTCCGTGACAACGGCGTTGAGGACTTCGGTCGTACCCATGGTCTTGCATGGTACTCAATCTTCGGTGTTGAGTGTCTCAAGCCAGAGTATGCAGTAAGCATCCTCACTGCCTAATAGCGACTACTAGGATATAGAATATGTCACGCAAGAAAACTAAAACAGACGAAGTTGTAGTTGTCGCACAAGAGATTGCTTCCGTCGTTGCGACTGAGAGTCCTAAGAAGAAGGCAGAGAAGTCTTCTAAAGAGGAGGTCAAGGTAGCAGCGCCCGTGGCAGAAGTACCTGTTGCTAGGAAATCGCCTGTTCGTAACATAAAGGTGAAGGCGACCACTTCGATGAAGGGTCGCTATCATCGCTACAACTACGACATTAAAGCAGGCGAGATTTACACGTTCCCCGAGCCACTTGCTAAGTGGCTTATGGACTTAGGGCGTGTTATATAAGAGAGGTTGACCTATGGCTGATGTTAACTCACTGATAAGGCGCATTAGAGCGCGAGTACATGATAATGTCAGTCATACCTCTCGCGAGGATGGTCGTCCTCTTTATTTGGATGAGTACTATATAGACTCTATCCAAAGTGGTCTTGGTCGGATTAACCTCGACTTAGACAGCAACTATACTGTCGCGACACTTCCTGTGAAGTACGAATACTTGGCAGAAGTTCGCGCTACAGTTAATATGTGTTACGTTCGTGGTGCAGAAGGGGCGTCTTCAGATGTTGAAGACTTCCCCGATGTCCCCGATCAGATTGTCACTGTGCCTCAACTGACGGTACAGCGACAGCAAATGCCTTTAGACGGACCAAAGTATTGGTTGCGTCTAGCGGCAAAGTTGGAAGAAGAGTACTTGTCTGCTCTTGCACGTCTTCAAGATCGTGGTGAAGAGGGCGCAGAGATTCAGCAATACACCATGTCGCGTATGTCGCTGAGAACAGGTCGCCGTATGCCATATGTCTATGACAAACCTATCGCACCTCCAGAGGGTTTTGCGGTATCGGTTATAGGTCAAAAGGTTCAAGTTACTTGGGGTATTGTCTATGACGAATACTTCAACTACTACACCTTGCAACGTAGTACGTCTCCCGACTTTTCAACAACTTCTTCGGTCTTTGCTTCTAGCGATAATCACGACAATATTTACTTTGATCAGCCAAGTTTTGGTCAAGTGTATTATTATCGTTTAGCAATATACAACTCTAACGACTTGGTGTCTTACACAGAGTCTGCAAGTGTAGACTTGACATGAGTAGGTCGATAGAGGGCAGGGCGGAAAAGGCGATAATCCGCACTCATAAAACATATGGCGAGGTCGTTAGACTATTAAAGTATGTGCCTTCTGCTACAGGTGGTATCTACCGTCAGAGAAAGCGCATATATGAAGCGCCGTATGACTTAAAAGTAAAAGTTGCTCGCCACCCAAACGAAGAGCGTATGGGACCTGTTGGAGATAGTTCTGAAAGGAACGCAGAGATTACCGTACCTGTTGCTTTCCTAAGAGAACTGTTTGGTAGGTCTACGGCTCTAAAGGAGATGGTCACTACGAGTGATCTTATTGTCTTCGACAACCGTGTGTGGAGGATCACTCAAGCATCTTTCACAAGCAGAGTTGGAGATGAACCTCTCCTCATGTATATTCTTCTTAGAGAGAAACTTGGCGCTAAGGAGGAAGACTATGAGTAAAAGAAATTTTCACATTAGTACTTCGGGATCATGGCTTGGTGTTAAGATTAATACTACAGGTCCTCGTTTTGCAAAGGAAATGGCTAAAACCAAACTTGGTCGCCCAGACTTCTTGAAGATCATCATGCCTATGTTTAGGGATGTATTGAAGAAGAAGAGGCTACCTGTATTAAAAAGTCGTCTTATCGATGGTAACTACAAAGGGACTGTAGGTACTCGGCAGTTTGAAAACTCTTCACATGGTAGTCACAAACCTCACTACGATAACCCCAACCCAATTTCATATATCTTCAAAGCTCATATGCACTACGGTATTGTGGTTGATGGTGATAAGTTAAAGGTCACTATGAATTTGCGTAATGGTGGGAACAAGCGTGACGCAAAAGCAAACTTCCACTATGAGATGGACACCGTAGCAAGGGTATCTACTGTATTAAGCAGACTTGACGCTACTTGTTTGCCTTACTTCCAAGAAGGTCATAAAGATAAGATCTTAGATATATGGCTAACACAGAGTCAAAAGACGATGACTGCTCGATTTAAAAAGTATCTGAGAGAGGGCAAGTAAGATGGCGGTGCCCTTTTGGAAGCTAGAAGAAGCGTTTGTTAATCGCTTCGCAGGTAAAGTAATGAGAGATCGTAATGGTCGGGAGATTGGTGTCCCTGTCTTTGTAGACTACCCCGACCTAGAAGAAGCACCCGAAAGAAGGTTCCCTTCAATCTCAGTATTATTCCAAGGCATGGTACCCGATACTGAATTGTACGACTCTGATATGGATCGGGTTGTAGACGTAGACTTTAATACGACACCTCCAACTTTTGTGATGAGGCGCATGGCTGAGTACTATGACATCACCTATGAAGTTACAAGTTACTCGCTTAGCGCCTGGGAAGATCGAGAGTTGACTCGTTGGGTTGAGTCTCGTTTGCTACCTAGAGATTCAATCGAAGTAAATGGTGACGCTTACCATGTATTCAGAGAGTCTTTTACTGTCAGCGACTCTGTGGATGTAGATACAGTGATCTATGAAAAGACTTGGACGTTTAGTATCAAGGCAGATATTGAAGACACTGACAATGATGTCTACCAAAAAGGCGTAAATGAGGTTAGAATAGAATCTAACGTCGTTAAGACAGTACCTAAGACTATCGAACCTATCGGCAATCAACACACTACTTACAAGTATGATGCACCTAAAGACGCAGACACCGCCCAAGAAGCAGCAAAGACCTTACATCGTGTTATTGCCTTTGACGACCAAAAATATTGGTTTCCTAATAAAAAGTGAGGTGAATTATGGCGTATACTCGCCCAGATGTTTATGTTGAAGAGATTCTCACGCCCGAGATCGCACCTACAGGTGTTTCAACAAGTATTGCAGCTTTCTTGGGCTTTGCTCAAAGAGGTCCTGCTAACCAACCTATTTTCATCAATAGTTTCTCTGCATTTAAGAGCACTTTTGGTGATGCTGTTGAGGGTGAGTCTCTCTACTACAGCGTTCGCTCATTCTTTGAGAATGGCGGTGCCGCGTGTTACATCGTTCGTATGATCGATGTAAGCGCTACTGAAGGCGCAGGCGCAACTGTTATCGCAGCAAATCAACTTGTAGATAATGCAGATGGCGCTGACTTCTTAAAGTTCTCAGCGGGTTACCGTGGATTGCCTTCATACGGCTCTGCGGGTCGCAACTTGATCGTTGACTTTAGACTCAATGGTTCTTTTGCGCCAACGTCACTATCAGCAGACGTTGCGATTGGTGATACGGTTCTTAAGTTGAACTCGACTAACGGTCTTATCGAAGGCGACATTATCAAAGTCACTGACGCAGCTAACGCTGACTCATACTTCAAGGTAGTTAAGTCTAGTTCGGTAGTTGAGGCAGGTTCGATTGTTCGCCAAGTAGAAGTATCTTCTAGCGCGGCAGCCGCCATCGCTGCGGCAGGTTCTTCTGTATCTCTGCTTGCATATGACCTTAAGGTCATTCTTGATGGAGAGACTTTAGAGTCTTTTGACCGTTTGACCATGAACCCAGAGTCAGATCGTTACATCGAGACTGTGATCAATGACGAGCAAGTTGGTTCACGATATATCTTGGCTGAAGATCTTGAGACAGGTTCTCTTATCTCAAACGATAGAGAGCTCCTTATGCAAGGCAACTATCAACTTCTACTGAACGGTGAAGATGAGATTGCTAACTTCGATCTTCAAGCAGACTTGATCGACTCAGCGCTTCCTAAACTATCTAGCAAGCGAGCGATTAACCTACTTTCTGTACCGCCTTCACTAGATACTGTAGGTGGTAAGATTCCTTCAACGGACGTACCTGTTCTCCATGCAGCTATGCTAGAGTTCTGCGGAAACCGTATGGATATGTTCGCTATCCTAGACGCTCCTGTAGGTTTGGATGCTAAGTCAACAGGGGCAGGTAGTGTTGGTGAGTACCGCACAACCACTCTAGGTATCGACACTTATTGGGGTGCTCTTTACTATCCAAACGTCAAGATGCCTAAAGTCATTGGCGGCACTCAGTTGATCACTGTTCCACCAAGTGGTGCGGTTGCTGGTTTGTACTCTAAGGTCGATTCAACACCTGCTCCAAGAGGTGGCGTTTCAAGTTCGCCTGCGGGTTTCGACGAGTTAGGACAACTTCAAGGTCTTAGTGGCGTTGAGGTAGAAGTGAGCGACAGCGCTCACGGTGATCTAAACGTTATGGGTATCAACTGTCTTCGTGTAGTTGATCGAGCAACAGGTCTTCCTAGCGTAAACGTACTTGGCGCTAGAACCTTGAGTAGTACGCTTGACTTCCGTTATATCAACGTTCGACGTATGATGACATTCATCGAGAAGAATGTTAAACAGATCGGTGAGCGTAGCTTGTTCCGTAACAATAGTCCTATCCTATGGGCACAACTTACGAGCGAGATTGATTCTTTCCTAACTAAGCGCTTTGAGAATGGTGAACTTGCGGGTAACGCCAAGAGCGAGGCGTTCTTCATTAAGATCGATTCTGAGACCAACACGGCTGATAACATTCGACAAGGTATCTTGGTCGGCGAGATCGGTGTTGCGCTTCTCCGTCCTGCGGAGTTCATCATCTTCCGCTTCAGTCAGATCCAAGCTAACTAAGGAGTTATAGAAAATGCCAGTATTATCAAAAGACGTATATAGAGGCTTTAAGTTCTCTGTTCAGATTTTGTCACAAGATTCTCAGTTCAATTTTGCTAGAGGAGCCTTTCAAAAGGTAACAGGCATGAAGTCCTCTGTAGAGGTCGTTGAGTACCGTGAGGGTAATATGCCCGATCGTATGGAGAAGTTCGCAGGAATGATGACCTATGACTCTGTTACGCTAGAGCGCGGTATCTCCCATGACGACGACTTCAACACATGGATGAAACGTGTTTGTGACGTGGTTTCTAATGCGGGCGACGTTGTCCCGAATAGCGGTAGACCAGACTTTGGGGCTAATGGTTATCGCTGTGATGTGGAGATTACACTCCACAACAAGCAAGGCGAAGCCGTAAAGAAATATAAACTAAAAGACGCTTTCCCAAGTGAGTATACGATTGGTGACTTTGACGCCACTTCAAATGACGTTGTGATCTCTAGCCTAGTCTTACAGCACCACGGCATTGAAGAGACTAACCAAGTAAGCTAATAACGGCGTACTGCTTAGTTACACCAAGACACACACTATAAAATAGTTTTCAACAACTTTTAAAACATAGGTAATAATATGATTACAGACAGCGACAAGGTAATTCTACCTATCGGTATCGAGTACAACGGTGTTCGTTACCGAGAGGTTTATATTGACGAGATGACAGGACTCGATGAAGAGAATCTGTCTTCTCGTAAAGTTAAGAACAATGGTGCTAAAGCGATTACACTCCTTCTTAGGAGATGTATTCAAGAAGTGCCAGGAGTGTTAGAGCGCAAGACGGATCCGCTATCACTTATTAGTGAACAACTGGTACGCAATATGTATGTAGCCGATCGGGACTTCTTGGTTCTATGTATCCGTGTCCTTAGTGGAGATTCTGAGATTCTCACTTCGGTAGATTGCCCAAGTTGTGGGAGTTCTCACGATGAGTTGGTCGATCTAAAAGACATGGACGTTTATGAGTGGGACGAAAACTCCCCTGTAGAGTTAGACGTGGAGCTCGCTAGAGGTTTCTACGACCACAAATCTAGCGAGTATAAGAAGCACGTTGTTTGGGGATTCCTAAAAGGATTTAGCCAAGAACGTATTGCTTCTCTACCAGAGAACGAGATCGGTACTAACTTGATCGCGATTGGACTCAAGCAAGTAGACGGTTTAGATACTATTCCTTCGCCCGATGATGTCCGCAAGTTAAGTATCAGAGACCGCAATGCGTTTGCTAACGCAATTGTAGAGAACGCGGTTGGTGTTGATACTAAGATTGATATCGCTTGCGAGTCCTGTGGGCATGAGTTCCATACGGAGGTCAACACGGTGGGTTTTTCCAATTTGGGGCAGTCAAAGACCCCGAAGCCATCAAGCGTTGGGAAGACTGGGCGGAGAAAACGCAAAAGGCACTAATACAGACCGTTGTCGCAGTTGCTGAACGTTGGCATTGGACAAGGTATGATATACTTAGTTTACCCACTCGCCAAAGGGCTATATACTTAGAGTTATATGAAGAAATCATAGAAAAAGAACAAGAAGCTGCGCGTAGGAGATAGTAGTTATGGCAGATGGTCAAACATTAAAACAGACGTTACAACTACAAATCTTAGGCACACAACAGATGGTTTCTGCCATAAAGCAGTTAGAGAACTCTAATCGAAAGTATTCGGAAGCCCTTTTAACTACACGTAAAAACCAAAACCAAAATCGAGAGTCCGCTAGGAAGTTGTCAGACCAGGGTCTTGCTAATATCCAAGCGGGTCTTGTCCAGTTGTCTACTTACTTATTGAACATGAATGTTAAGATTAACAACGTGTTTGAGAGTATGCAGAAAGGTTTTGCGAAGACTGAGACCGCCATGAACTTGTTAAAGAGTACTATGGGACTTGCAGGAGAGACTGAAATTTCTGCGCTTGGAGACTTCACGAAGGCAGAAGATACAATTAGCCGACTAGCAATGACTACTGAGTACACCAAGGCAGAGATTGCGGGTGCTTTCCAAAGCATGAAGCAAGACGGACTCAGCCTAGATGATACTCTTGGTGTTATTGGAGACACTCTACAGTTCGCTACTGCTTCGGGTGGTATGTTATCTCTTGAAGAAGCTGCAAAGATAACAACACTTACCTTTAAGACACTTGGTGGTGACACTAAGAATATGGGCAAGAATCTAAACTCGTTATACAAAGTTACTACTGATACAAGTTTAGGTTTCGATGGGATTAGGGAATCGTTAAGTGGTTTAAGAATAGGCGCACAGTATTTTGCTAAGTCTGAGCTGCGAGAAGCCACCATTAATACCTTCATCGCTGCTCTTATGGAAGGTGGTGAATCTGCGGCTAATGCAGGTCTAAAGTTTAAGAACTTTGGTGGTTCTATATTGTCGATGTATAACAACTTAAAAAGTTTAGATAGAAAATTACAAGCGACAGGTAAACTCTCAAAGAGGTCTAACTTAAAGAATATAGCTATTCAAAGACTAACAGGCGCTAGTGACTTAGATATAGGATATATAAATAAGGCGTTAGAAAAAAATTACAAAAGTGTCGCAGATGCTCTTAAATATAACTATGCAGGAGTCATGCGAGCCAGAAACGAATATGCTATAGAGCAACTTTTCACAATAGATTCAGAAACAGGGAAACGTGCATTAAAGAGTGTTGAAGACTTTGGTACAGACTTGCTAAATAGATATAGGCAGATCGCAAAACAGAAGGGTGTAGTCGAAGCACAGGCAACATTAAAACAAGCATTTGGTACAGAGTCTGGTTCTCAAACAATCAAAGCATTAGACCTCTTCTTGAAAAAGAGAGGCACTAGTCTCAAAGAATATGCCAAAGGGATTAATAACGATTTAGGAGAGCTAGATAGAGCTCAAGCAGATGCTCTAAAAACGCTAGATAAGCGAATCAAGTTATCTGAGTCTGCTGAATCTGCATTGTCTGAAGCAATCTTTAAGCACGATGTTTATGCTAGGGCAGGTCTTGACACTTATACTGAACTTGTTAAAGCAACAGGTACGTTGATGACGAACAACCAAACTTTAGCGTCAACGACTTCGTTCTTAGGGCGAAGTCTACAGATGCTAACAGGTATAGGTACTAATCTTGGGTTCATGTTAACGGCATCGGCAACCTTTAGTATTGCACTGAGGCACTCGATGACGCAAGCAGGTGGTGCAGCAAAAGGTCTCGGCGCAACCATGTCTGCCTTTGGTAAAGTGTTCCTAGCACCTACTTTAGCGGTTGTCGTACAGTTAACAGGAGGTTTATTCCTATTAGGCGTAGCTATCGTGGCTGTGATGAAGTACTTCTCTGGCGCAGAGACTATCGGTGAAGGTTTCGCGATCATCCTAGAGAGAATCAAGAATGCTGCTAAGTCTGTCGGTGGTTTATTCCAAGCGATGTTCAGTAAGGATCTACAAGGTAAAAGTGTAAAAGAGTTATCGAAACAGTTCTTCTCTTTGAGGAACCAAATAGACACAGCGCAACAATCTCTTTTAGGTATGCAAAAGGGTTCACCTGTTTACACAAAACAAGAAGATGCTATCAAAAAGTTAGAAGACCGACTTAACTCTCTTAACTCTGCTATTGGGACAAGTGGTAGAGAAGGTATGCAGTTCATGCAAACTTACGGACTTGAGGGTCTTGTCTATAGTTTAGGCTCTGCTATGGACATCATGAGAAGTCTCTTTATGGGATTCGGTAGAATTGCCGAAGGTATGTTAGTACCTGTTATGATGTCTCTCCATGTCATCTTTACTTTAGTGGGCGGCGCTCTCAACTTAATGTTAATGCCGTTTAAGTTCTTAGCCGTTATCTTCTCTGGTGCGAGTGATGAAGCATCCGTGACGGCTTTTGCATTGAGACTTGTAGGTGGCGCACTTGGTATCTTGTTGAGTGGTATGCTTATCTTTAAGTCTTATACTTTCTTCACAAGTATGATCACTTTGATGGGTACCAAGTTCAAAGCATTGACAGGTTCTTTAGAGGGTGCTGGGACTCGACTGAATAAAATGAGCATCGCTATGAACTCGGCTCAAAATACTAGTCAAAAACAACTCACCTTCCTTGAGAGGTTGAAGTTGAAGTATGATGCGCTAAGAGGGAAAGTAGATAACTATAATAGGGCTGTTAGTCAGTCTACGAGTGTTTCGGATCAATTTCTCACCAAGAAACAGGCTTTAGTAGGTACTCTTAGTAAGATGAATACAGGTTTAGCCGCAGCAGGTGCTGGCTTCTTAACAGTAGGCGCAGGGATTAAGAGCTTTTCTCAAGAAGGAAGCGCTTTATATGGTATAGGTGACGCTTTGACCACCGTAGGCGGTGCTATGTTATTCTTAATACCTATTATACAACTAGCATCGACTGTTATGACTGTATTTGGTCTTAGCGTAGCCGCTGCCTTTGGTTGGATCGCTGGTATCGGTCTTGCAATATATGGTCTTGCTTCTTTGTTTTCGTACTTTAGCGACTCGACGGATACTGAAGAAACGGCTTCTTTGGCAAAAACTGCTGAGGCTACTCCTATAAAGACCATTAATCAAGTGGCTATGTCTACTCAAAGTACTATGGATAGTCTAAATAGTGGTAATGCGGGTACTTACAGCAGTAGTCCTTCCACTACCCAACCTATGGTCAATAACTCTACTAGTTACTATGCCAATACCTCCTCTGCTGGTGGGAGTACACAGAACATCAAAGAGAATGTTCAAGGGAATAAGTACAACATTAGCAATTTGGAAATAAAGGTGGATAGTCCCGAAGAGGTATCCACTGTTCTTGCTAATCTACAGGCAGACGGAATAGCGACAGGTACCACATGAGCAACTTAGGAGTTATAAATGATCTCTAGCGCACAGCCAAAATCTACTAAGGGTCGGCTTCTCTCCGTTACCAACAGTACTAATCAAGAGAATCATGAACTAATATTTGATTTTAACCCATCGAGTATCTCTGAGCAGAGAGGTGTTAAGTACAACTACTCAGAAGGTCAAGGTCAGATGATGCCTCTTGCTCAATATGGTATGGCGGAACCTACAAAGTTATCTTTTGAACTGTTTATGTTTGATCACACAGGCGTGACTAAGCAGTTAAAAAGTCTTAGAAGACTGACGCTACCTAAGCATATTACTCGTTTAACTTATTATGAACAGGTCAAGCCTCATAAATACTTACTAGATCTTAAACAATATGGGATGTTCCATGTGGCGATTGATCGTATTGATATAACGACCACTCAGTATCATAAGACAACTTTAGCTCCGATACGACTAACGGCTGCCATAGAATGTACTGTGATAAGTTCTGGGTTGTCTACTGATGTCTCTATGTTGAAAGTACAAGGGGGTTATTCATGAGTCTCATTACACGAAAGAGTCGTTATAAAGAATACGGTTTTGTGACTTACTTTGAGTACAAGGAAGAGGCTAGGTCTATTGAGAGCGCACCCGAGAAGGAAGTTTTAACTTGTCTCTTAAGACCTACTACCTACAGATCTGTCCTTGAACTTCTCAACCATACAGTAAAGCAAGGTGAAACGATCCACAAGTTAGCGCTTCATTACTACGGAGACGCTCGTTTATGGTGGTTTATCGCTGACTATAATCCTTTAATCGATGCCTCTTACTTAAAAGAGGGTGATAAGGTTATGATTCCTCCTAATACTGAAGTAAACGCTTACTAAGGGGGTATATATGGGAAAACCAACACCCAAAAAGCCAAAGGCTAAAGTCACGACTAAGAAGAGGACTCCCCGAAAGAGTAGAAGGCGAGTTTTCGCAAAGACTAAGAAGTCTTACATACCTATAAATATAGAAGCGGAAATCGAAGATCGTAACTATTTAGGTGAAAACGATCGGTTTAATCTGCCTCTACATAGTCAAATAGGTGAGTTAGATCTAGAACCTTATGCTTGGGTGACTTTAGACAGCGAGGAAGAGTTTGACGCTTCCTTTCAGTTGTTTGGTTCTAAGGGTGGTTCTTATCGTCCGACAACTTATTCTTTAAAGTCGATCTCCTTTACTAATGAGGTTGGTAAGTACCCTACGGTCGCCTTTGAACTATATATCCCAGACTACAAGAACAAACTAGAGGTTGGTGCTTTATATAAAGATGGCGCTTCGACTGCCAATAATTTGGATAAGTTCCGCATAGGTAAAAGGTTCAGTGTAAAGTGGGGGTATTCTAAAGCGCATACACGTTGGCGTAACTTGCGTGTCGTCGAGCGAGGTATTAAGTTTGATGAAGGTACTGCCATACTAAGTGTTAAAGGTGCGATAGGTAGTCGCTTATCAGCAACAACAAGCGCCGAAGTGTTTAGCAATGAGTATGGCTTGTCTGCCGTAGACACGATTGCGTCTCTAGTAGATATTAGTACAGATTACAGTCAACTCTTAGAAGAGGAATACCAAAGAATCATAGACGAGCAAACAAGACCGATCACGCTATCGGGACAAGATTTAGGTTTTGGATTAACTGTGGCGACTCAGTTAGCTGACGTAGAGATGTTTTTTAATCCAGAACTTGGCGCTTTGAAATTTTCAACACCTTTCAAAAAAGAGCTAGTCAAACGTGGGCAGAAGCCCACTAAGATGCTTTACGGTTACCCTGCTTCTAATATCTCAAAAGTATCTTTAAGTACGAAGTTTCCTAAGAAGAAAGGAACTTCACCGAAAGGGTCTAAGCCCTTAAATCAAACTTGGGCGAAGGGTGACGGAAGTGCTCCTAACACGACGTTTACAGTAGTGGTTGCAGGACCTGTAGTATACAATAACACTCGCTTTGAACTAGGTCCCAGTAGTGCTTCTGGTCAAGCTAAGGGATATTGGAGGTTTAGTAGATATCCTACAAACGATAGTGGTAAGAATGACGACAGAACTAAAGAACCAAGCGATGCAAATGTGCTTTTGAATGCCGCTAAGGTTTGGAAGGCAGAAGACGGCTACAGAGTAGAAGTTTTCAATACTCAGAATGGTACACCCGAAACAGACCCTGCCGATGTATATCTAACGTCAGTTGTAGTTAAAAAGGTAACCAAGTTACCTAAAGGTCATCGGATTCTAGAATCCGAAGAAAAGGTACTTGGCGCAGAGGGGTACAAAACATTTGTTAGGGGAGTTATTGCGGGTAATGTCATTGGTAAGATCTTGGGTGTAACTGAGGAGGGTAAGGTTAGACTAGTTCAATACACGATAGGCAAAGAAACTCCCGAACAGAAAGAAGCGAGAGAGAAAAAGGAAGAAGATAAACAGAAGAAAGACAATACCCCGCCGACGACTACTGTTGAAGCCAAACCTACAGGGGATGAAGATGCTCCCGAAGGTGAAGAGACAGAAGACGTTTATGTTTGGGAAAGGGCACCTCAAACTAAAGCCACTTTGGTTAGGACTGAGTACCTAAACACTGAGAGGGGTGACGACTATAGAGAAGAACTCCAAGCATTACAGGAACAGGCGAAAGAACTTAATAAAGATGGCTCCTTCAAATATCGTGTAAGGCAGTTTCAAAAGGGGACTTATACTCAAGCGCAGATAGAAATACAAACACGGAGTGTGCCTACTAAGACTAGAAAAGATCCAAGTAAACCTAATGCTAAGGATGGGGAACAAGAAAAGAACACTTCAGATACTACGTCGTCTACAGATGGTAGCGTAGGTGCTGCTTCTTTTGAACCTGTTTCCCAAAAGCGTGGGAGTGGAACAGGGCGTAGTAAAAAGGCAGTCACTAAGTTAACCGTTGACCTTAAAGCAGGCGATTGGACCATGCGCGTTGGTAAGTTGATTGAAATTGTTGATCTATATGAGAAGCTAGATGGTGTGTGGTACATTGCTAAGGAAGAGCACTCTATCTCAACTAGTGGTTTTAACACTCGGATCGTATGTCGAAAAGCAACGGCTAAACAGAAGAACTCTTATGGTAAATCTCGGATAAGTGGTACAGGTCGGAATACCTCTAAGGGCAGTGATTCAACTCGTAAAGCTGCGGGCGATGAGAGACCGAATTCAGAGGATAAGATTCAGATAAGAGATATGGATGCTATAGCAAGAGAACAGGATAAAGAAAGAGCAAAGATCGAAGCTGAAGCTAAAAAAGAAGAGGCAAGGTTGCAGACTCAAGGTCGAGTTGAGGCTACTAGGTATTCTGCTACAAGGGACTTGTTATAAATATGATAGACGAGAATGAATACGAAAGACGCTATTATGGGCGTGTATACGGTAAGAGAAAAGCGAGGGTCTCTAACAATCAAGACCCAGAGCGTAGAGGTCGAATAAAGGTTGAAAATGTAGAGCTCTATGGAGCGGGTGAGTCGCCTTGGGCACTTCCTTGTATGCCTTTTTACGGAGGTCGTGATTGTGGGTTTTTCTCAGTCCCTCCTGTCGGTTCTGTTGTTTGGATTGAGTGTGAAGAAGGTTTAACTTCTTACCCTATTTATTCGGGTGGTTACTTTGATCTGGTAACAGATGGACATCTAAGTGACGGATCTGACTTAGAACAGAGTGATGCGTTTCAGCGCGAACCGAGCTCAGTTCCTGCTCATGGTCGAGGGCACTTTGACGGGTCGGACTACGGTGCTTTGAAAGGTCGTTATGGTGTACCGACTTCTTCTTTTGAAGGGGAGTATGGTGAGGTTACAATCTTACAGACTAAGACAGGTCACCGTCTTGAGTTCGACGACACTGATGGCGGAGAGCGTATACAACTACACCATGCGAATGGCGCTCATATTGAGATTCTGCCCGACGGTTCCATCAATATTGTTACAGAGTCTAAGGTGCTAACAAGATCAAAGCATCGTAAAGAGGTCGTAATTGATAACCGAGTAGAAGAGGTGGGCTCTCATACAGAAACTGTGGATGGCAACTACACCTCGCAGATACTTGGGACAAAACAAGTAGATGTGTCTGGACCTGTTGTTTCTTCTTCTGACAGCCTTCAAGCGACGATTGAAGGTCTAGTTCAAGTAGACGGTGGGTCTTTGAAAGCGACAATGGCTAACTTATTAGATCTGTCTTCTGGGGGCGACCTATCTGTTAACTCTTTTGGTAACATTGATCTTGTTAGCGCGTCCAAAGGGTTTATGAGTTTCTCTAATGCGACTTCTATTACTACAGGAATCTTTGCACAGGACTCGTTGTCTGTTCAAGGACTTAACGGAAATGTCACGATATCGAGTGCGGATATCGCAGGTATTGCAAGATATGGTATTAACTTAAGAGGTGGTGTACCTGCTGCACTAGGCGGTCATGTTTATCTAGGTAACTTACTAAACACGATTCCTTTAATGGGTGCAACAAGCGTTCCTTTAATCAAAGAACCTGCGGTTATGGGTACTCAACTCCAACTATTCATGGAGGCTTTATTGTCTTCGCTTGACGTTTTCTTCTCAACGATGAGTTCTGGTGGCGTAACTCCTGGTTTTGGCGGTCCTAACCCTGTTTTAGCTACTGCCTCTATCGCTGCCCAAACAGCAATCACTAGCGCAAGGGCGACCTTCTTAACTCCAACTCCCACACAACCTCTAATACTCTCAGAGTGTGTATATTTAAGTAAGGCATAAGACATGGCTTTGAATCCCGTAACTTTAGGACAGGCGTTAGCTCAAGTAGATATTAACTTTCTTAATCAACAGTATGCAGCGAGGGGCGCTATTCCACCTGTGATAGATCCCGTAACGTTAACAGCTATAGAACAAAGATCACAAGCGTATGCCACAGCGATTCATGCTTGGATATTGACCGCTACTGTAAACACCAACGTGACAACTACCTCGACGACTACTAATCCAACAGGTACTGTTAACGTAACAGGTACAGCGGTTGCACAGTCAAATCCTGCACCAATCATAGGAACAGCGACAGGTACTGGCACAGGCATAGGTACGCTAAGTTAAAACTTTTCAACAACTCGGTGAGTCATGGACGAAGATACAATAAAGAAATTAGAGAACTGTATTCCCACACCTTGGGATCAACGCGGCTTATCAATGGAGTCGTATGCAGAAGACTTAACTTCTCGCCTTAATGCAGTAAACGATCTGATCAATGGTAGACGTACCGACGCTACGATAGTAAAATCAACAGTTAAAGACACACTAGAGTTTATTGCTTGGGCAAGCGCAAAGAAGGAGATGACTTCTGCGGTCGCCCTCATACGAGCACATTTAATGAAGGCGCAAGGCAGAAAACCACATGACAAGTCCCATAGAATCAAGACAGAGAGGGTTGACTAGGGAGTCAACTTGGAAAGAATACGTCAAAGAGTACGGAGATACTCCTTTTGAATTGCGATGGGGTAAAGGGATAAATCTCTCAGAGGTTCTTGAGGTCATAGGGATAGACGTAGATTCAATTGCCAGCGTAGTAGAAGGCGTAGATAACGTAGCATTTACAATCAACGCTTTGATTGAAACCCTAGAGGTTATTGTTGATATTGTGGCGATCGCATTAGGCTTTGCTACAGATGCCTTTTCCGCCTTCATAACTGCTCTCAGAGAAGTAGTGACAGGTATTCTAAACTTATTTACAGGGTTATCCATAAGCACACTTTACCACTTCCCAAGCAGTCCAAAGTCAAGGCGTACTCCCGACGAAATCCTCTATGACGTAGCTAATGCGTATACAGACCTAGAGGATGGTAATAGACCTGTCACAGTATCAGATACTTCCGCAGTAGCTCTCCTTGCCCTTTGGAGTCTTCCTAATATAGAAGAGTTATTAAATGTATTTGGTAGGCTAAAGAGTCAGATTGAGGGGATAGGTGAAGACCTGTTCGATGGTTTTACGTCTACAAAGTACAGCGCAGTCACGGAGGTCTTAGACCTCGATAGTGTTTTGAAGGGCGGACAAGGTTCTGCTCCCGACTTCAACTACAAGATAGACCTCTTAGAGTTTGGGGCGATAAAAAACTTAGTTGTCGCACTTACAGAGGCAATCAATGGTCTATCAAGCGCCAAGTCGAGACTTGATGCCATAAGTGAAATACTTGAACTTGCACGACGTAGGGTAAACATTATATCTAATAGGGTACAAGCAATCCTTGACGCTATAAACGGTATCGCTCAACTGTTTGCTTTTGGGGATGCGAACGCCGTTTTAGTGCTATCTGGCACTGGTAAAGATCAAGACTTTAGTCGGGCATTGATGAACAGCGTTAACCATCCTAACTATCCTCAGTCCTCGTTAAGTAATAAAGTCGAAGATCTCCTTCGTGATAGAGGTATTGTTACTGACGAAAAGTTAAGGACGGGTAAAGAAATACTCTATAGTGGTGCTGTGCTTCTCCATGTCCAAGCACCTAATCCAACTGTGAACTATGAAAATATTGTTAATATGTTTAAGTCGTTCGTCAAAGAAGTTGATCAAGTAGAAGATACCTTAGACAGAGCGGCGGAGAGATTCCCTACAAGTCTTATTCGGACTGACGTTAACCGACCAGACGACTATAATGCTAACAACTTTGAGGCTTAAGGAGACTTACTATGCCATTACTAAAAGGGTTATCCTTTCCTCTTAGGTTCAATAGTCGAGGATCTTTGCGCACATCTGAAGGTGTTGATAAGATCAAAGAGAACATAAGAGCCATTGTTTTAACCTCCATTGGGGAGCGTTTGATGAACCCCTCAGTGGGGTCTTTAGGTCATCAAGCCTTATTTAGAAACTTAGACTTCTCAGAGAGTCAACTGTTGAAGCACAGAATAAGAATGGGCGTTGAAGCGGGAGAGAGTAGGGTATCCGTTCTCGATGTGGAGTTAGCGCAACCAGACATTGATGGGCAGTTAATCGTTAACATGACCATCAAACTAGATACGAGTACCGAGTTTGAGAACTTGACGTTCTACCTATAGGAGAAGACCATGCCTTTAAGAAATCCAACGACCTCGCTAGGTGGATTGCCTATTCAGATCGACTATACCGCTAGAGATTATGATGCTCTAAGAGCGGAGATGTTGAAGTTAGCCGATACCTTGACTCCCGAATGGACGGATAGAGAACCTGGTGATATCGGAGTTACTCTGATCGAGTCTATGGCATATGTCGCAGACATTCTCTCGTACCAACTAGATAGAGCTCAAAACGAATCCTATCTTGCAACTGCACAGACTAGAGAAGCTGTTGTAGACTTATTAAGGCTGATTGGTTACGAACTCGCGCCAGCGACTCCTGCGACTGTAGGTATGGTGGTTCGCACTAATCTTGATAATGTTACCTTGCCGACAGGGTTTAAGGTTAGGACGTCTGAAGGTGGAGATGTTGATCCTTTAGAATATGAACTGACTGAAGACGTCCAACTAGGACCTGCGGGCTTATATTGCTTATCTTACGAGCAGTCCAAAGTTACTAGGATCTTTGCTGAGCCAAGCGCAGTAGACGATCGTTTAATCTTTGTCGCAGGGAGGTCTGTAACAGAAGGTATTGGAGTATCGAACGGTAATCCCGATCAAGTATTCCTTCTACCAAGTTCTCCTGTGTGCTTAGGTGTCAATGGTGCCGAGTCTATAAAAGTGATCATAAATGGGGATATCTATGAAGCAAGAACATCATTCTTAGGAACAGAACCCGATGATAATGTGTTTGTGTATCGATTCTTAGATACACAGGAAGTTCTGATCAAGTTTGGCGATGGTGTTAATGGTCGTATTCCTTCTGTGAACTCTACAATCATAGCCTCTTATCGTGTTGATGGGGGTGAGTTCACCAACAGAGCGGGCATTGGTAGCATCATAGAGTACGACAACTTAGAAGGAGTGACTGAAGTCTACAACGTGAGTCAACCTTCTGGGGGCAGCGATCCCGAAGATATTGTCACTGCAAAGAAACGAGCACCTTTGACTCTTAGGGCGCTTGACCGTTGCGTAACTCTAGAAGACTTTGAGACACTATCTCTTCAAACACCTGGTCGTGCGATTAGAACTGCTAGAGCCGTTCAAGGAGACTCTCCTTTAGAGGTTAATGTATATGTCGCTGTCGAAGGGGAAAATCCGATACCCGACGGTAAGTGGTTTGATCGTCTTCAAAATGGGTATGGGACGGTAGGCGCAGTCGGTCGGTGGTTAAATCAAAAGAAACCTGTACCCACACGCTTGTCGGTATTAAAGCCAACAGCGGTCAATCCTTTCTTAGAGGCTACCATCCATGTTTATCCGAACTTGCTAAGGCAGACCGTAGAGTTTGATGTTGACCAAGCATTACAAGTCTTATTCAACAAGATCACAGACGACTTTGGCGAGGATATTCCAATGTCTGCTGTCGTACAGGCTATCGAAAATACTAGAGGTGTGGACTATGTGAATGTCACTGCATTCCATAGGTTACCCCGACTTAGATTTTTGAGTGGGAACGAAGTCGCCTTTGAAGGCGCAACTTTGAACGTGACGGACATCAAACCCCAGATGCGCAGAGAGACCTACACAGTAGAGTGGTTAAACGCAGACTCGTTTAGACTTAGGAAGTCTGATGGTAATCTTGTCACAGATATCAACGGTAACATTGAGACCTTCTTAACCCAAGCAAGCAACTTGGTGTCCATCTACAACCAAAGTCCAAGTGAAACAGAGCCTTCTCAAGAAGATCAGTTTAAGATTGCGATTGATGTAGGCGTTGTTACTCCTTCTTATGGGGATAGTTGGGAGTTCTCTGTTGATAACTATTTAGGGAACATTGAAACTCGACCACATGAGATCGTTGTTGCACCCATCCAAAATGATGGGAGACTTATTCAGAGTCAGTTTAAGCTCACCTATCTAGGGGGCATCTAATGGCTACACATGAATATTGGCAGTTTGCTTTTGTCCGAGAGATAGGTGACGGCACGATAGCAGTGCCAAGACTAGGTTTTAACGCTCCTCTTAAAGTAGAAGAGTCGAACTTAACTGTTGGTGCTATTCCCGAAGAGGATCAGCCTAACGTTGTAGTCAACGGAGACCATATAAGGGTAAATTATGCTTTCCCGACATCTCCACAAGGTTACACGCTTACGGGTAACACTAAGATCCTTAAGAAACCAAAAGAGTTCCCTAGGTCTTTTGCGGATAGTCAAGCGAGCGTTGTGCTTGATCAAGACTTATCTGGATTAACACTGAACGAGTATCAACTCCTACTCGACCATGACGTCAGTAAGGAAAGAACAGTTTGGTACTATACTGTCTTTTACGAGGCGATAAGTGACCAAGGAGTAACTTCTTGGTTATTCTCTCCTATTAATGGACATGATCGTGCGTTTCCGTTGAGCTCTGGTTCCTCTAGTCTAGGTCAACAGATGTTTGACTACTTCCCAAGAGGTATCCGTATAAAAGACAAGTCTGAAGGCTCAGACACTCTGTATAGACTATGCCAAATATTGGGTAAGCCTCTTGATGAAGTCAAAGAGAGAATTAATCAATATAAAGGCAAGCGTTTCGATATCAACGAAGTTGACGCAGCTTTTATTCCTTACATAGATAATATTCTAGGTTGGCCCACCAACTTTGAACTTAAAGAGTCTAGAAGGAGATCTGAGACTGCTGACGCAGTAAATGTTTGGAAGAGTAAGGGTACGAACGACGCTTTTGAGCTAGTGCTTCAAAGGATCACAGGTTGGGACGTTGAGTTGGTGTCTGGCTATGACTATGTGATCACGACAGCGACTGCTGAAGACGCATTAGATCCTAATACCCCACCTTCTGATTGGGATGAGCAGGTGGATGGTGTTTGGGCGGATCAAGTAAACGCGAGTCCTTTTAATGGCACTCCCGATCTGTCTAACCCTAATCACGGATATACCCCAGGCTCTAGTTCTTCTCCATTCAGAGTAATCCATGATGGTAGTACTTGGTTAAACATCTTTGGTGTTTTGATTAATCTATCTTCTCCTCTTAGTAATGGGTCTCCTCTTCTAAGGGACTTGGCTAAAGAAAAGATTGAAAGGCTCCTAGATTACTTGGCGATTCACTATGCAAACTTTAGCGTCCAAGTAGCTGACATATACAATGAGTCTTTGACTCTTTCAGTCTCAGAGTCCTTTGATGATTCAAGAAGTAGAGGCGCTGACGAATCGGGAGACCTCATAATCACCGAGTCAATTTCTAATGAAAGTAATACAGGTGTATTATATACTTACCCACACTCTGACAGTAACGAGTCGGCTACTAATATCACTTGGGACTCCTCTGCTGTTGGTAATGTTGGTAGACTTTACCACAACGTATTAAACGAGGGATTATAAATGCAGTTACACATGGTAGGTAAGTTTAGAGATAGGCTGAGATGGAAGTCTCACACAGGATCAGAGCGTATTGAAGATCGGGGTTGGTCTTTCAACCAAATCCAAGACTCCGCACTCTTGCAGATCGCAGGTTCTGTTGCAGGGGTAGAAGACACTACATCGGGACTTTTCAACAACTTTAGTCCGATCCGTTACCTCGCGCTTGGCACAGGTAATCCTTCGTGGGACTCTGATCCCAATAATGTGGTGAAACCTGTAACACAGACTTCACTAACAAACGAACTTACTAGGTTTGCCCTTGCCGCAGACGACTTTCAGTTCTTAAACCAAAGCGGTTCTGTTCTTGACCCTCAAGAGCTCAGTCCTCGATTCAAGATTATTCGTATACTCGGAGAGAATGACGCAAATGGTGACTTAAGGGAGTTTGGGTTATTTGGAGGGGACGCTACCGTCGCTGACGACTCTGGGATCATGTTTAATTGGATTACACATCCTCTCATTCAAAAAGACGCTACGCTAGTTATTGAGCGAGTGATCGACATTCAGTTCTCAATCAACAGGAGTTAATGATGGCTTCATCACCGAATCTAAGTAATCCGAACCATGAGTTCGATAAGACAAAGCAGTATAACAAGGTAGTGTTTCAGCAAGGTAAGCCTATCCTTGATGTAGACCTCAACGATATGAGTGCAGCGCTCCAAGCGCAAGCTACTTCAGCGTTGATTGAGAAGATGGGTTACGGTCCTAGTCAGTTAGACTATCGCGAGTGGGCGATGACTGCTGTTGATGGCGTAACTCCATTATCTGATCGTAACAAAGACAACTTTGCGCTAACGCTTGGTCGTCTTGATACTCGCAAAGGTGTCATTGATACTTCTTCGTTTAGGAGTTCGGACAATCTATCCCCTTCGATCATCTTTGACTACGGTAAGATTGTTGACAATGTAGCGACTGACACCTCTGACCGCCCATATGAGAATTACCTCTTCAAAGGTGTTGTTAGTGAATCGACTACTAATAAGATCGTTGATAGTGAAAAGAACTTTTCTCCAGAGCATCGCTTGACACTGATGAGTCATGTAGAAGTTGTCAGTCCAAGTTACGCTAACGTATCTTCTACAACTACACCTTCGTTTACACGGGCGACAAATGACCATGTTGTTCAAGTACAAGAAGGGGCGTGTCGAGTAAGATTCTTAACAGGCAATCTTGCAGGGCAAGAGTTCGATATTCTAGGTGCGTCCGCAACTAATGTAACGTGTAACCTACCATCACCTGCTGAAGTCGGCAGTGAGTATGTGATCCTTCCACCAAACACTCTTGAAGAATACAGATCTCTTTATGACAGTGCCGTCGATCAAGCGGCTAGTAAAAGTGAAGGCATCGGCGGTTTACCAAGACTTGTTACTTATATCCAAGTATTTGAAGAAGACGTATCTTCAATCGAGGATACAGAAATCCAATCAAGCGCTCTTGGTTTTGAAACGACACATAGGTCTCAACTTAGGTGGTGTGCGCGTGTCGCTATGGTTCGGTCATCGATTGACAATGACCCTAATTATCAAGGTGTAACTTCAGCATTGAGCCAAGAGCACATCTTTGCTTTGCTTGCAGATAACAAGTTTGTAGATTACCAAGTATTGCTTGATTCGGTGGACGCTAACGCAAGTCAGCACAACGCTTATGAGCAATCTCAGTTTTGGGCGCAAACAAACTCTCAAGGTGTCCGAAGTTCAAACTTCTTAAGCGACCAAGAATCGCCTTATGCGGATCTTGGACTTACTCCTATGCACTTCTTTGGGGCAGAAGAGAACGCCATTGACCGTATGTATTGGTCTTTCCTAAAGGCGCTATTCCTTAAGATTAGTGGCTCTGATTACAATGACTTTGTAGTACTCAACGTATTTAACAGTGAGAGTAAGTCTACATCAAACCAAGCTGATCAAGAGTCGCTAAGCGAATACTTTGTTCCTGGCGCAGTCACGGATACCTCTGTTCAGCCTCTTGTACACGCTTGGTTATCTACGGGTAGTGCATTTGAAGGTATTGACAGTAATGCAGTTCCTGCAACATTCAAAGCACCCTCTAGGGTCTTCCATACTCAAGCAGACTTGAGCGCAGACAACATGAAGAGTCGTACTCTTCACGGACTTCGTGGCGGTATCATCTACGGTACTAACACGAACACACCCTTAGTCTTCCCTTCAGTTAACTCGCATCTCTCGATGATCGACCAAATGTTACTTGGCTACACAGGTTTAGGTTCTGCGCAAGGACAGACACGTCTTGGCGATGCGATCCCTTCTGCGATTGACTTTACGCTTGCTAACACAACGGCTTCTGTTGCGCAGTCTGGTACAGGGTTAGGCGCGATCAAGATGCTTAGTCCTATTTCTGCGGCTACAGTAACTGCGGGTACGATAGGATCATTCTTAACAGGGTCTTCTTCTTACCTTTTAAGAGACAAAGGTAACAGAAGTTCGCACACTGTAAACGTTTACGACGAAGACTTGGGTTGGAGTCTATACAAGAAAGAAGACAGTAAACTTGTTGACCCTGTTACAAACAAGAGTGACTTGACTCTTCGTGGGTGGGAAGAAGGTATGGCGCAAGCGACTGCCTTCCAACAAGGTATTAACTTCCGTAAATTGGCGATCAAGACTACCGCACATAAGAGCATGGACTTGTTTACGATTAGTGAGCAACCCGCTCAGATTAACTCTGATATTGGTGCAGTAAGACCTCAAGATGCAATTACTTCGGCACTTATGATCCCCGACGATCAAACAAGGGACTATAGTGGTAACCTATTTATAGACTCTTATAGTGCTGTTGGGAGAACAGATGAGTCGGATTCTGACTATCTGCCTTCTAACTTTATACCAACCAACTTAACTGAGTTTTCCGTAAAACCTTTATTGAGTAACTATCAACCAACAGGAGGTGTTAAAGGATTTACGGGTATTTCTAATCAAGATAGAACGGTTAACAAAAACTATGGTCCTTGGAATAGGTTCAATCAGCTTGATATTGTTAACTCCGCTAACTTCACCTCTAATGGCGACCCTCTAACTGTTGTTAATGATCTTTGGCAGAACCGATGTACTGCAATGAGACTTCGTTATCATGTAGGGGACTTCTACCCAGGAGAGCTTGACAGCAGAGGAGTACCTCGGAATCTACTTGTAGACTCTATGAACTTGTTCATGAAGGTAGAGCCGCTCAGTCTTGCGCACTGGATGACCATGCCTAAGCACCAACACTCAATCCTTGAGAACTCGATATCTTTTGCTGAAGGTATCGAAGCTCTCCTAAAAGTATCTCACGGACTTGGTGATACGCAGAAGTTGGTAAATGGTTCTAACCAGCCTTTGATTCAAGATAGTTCTCCTTCTTTATCAGAAGGCGGAGACTACCAATCAAGATCAGTGGGCGATGTAGACCCACTTAACTTACCTTTTGAGCACTATAAGCAGCCTTTTGTTCATTGGTACCACCCAATGATGCACAAGATCAAAGCGCCACATCCCGATGGGACTAATACAAAATATACCAACAGCGACAATTTAGACTACGACATAACGGTATATCCTAAGTTTGGTCGAAGGTCCTTGATTGTTCCTGCACTTGTTCCCTCTATCTTTGAAAAAAGATTATATGATGACAGCGTCCAGTCACACGTTTTCCCTATAACTAGGGAAAACAATTATGAAACTTTCCCGACTAGGATTGGAGACTCTTCAGAGTCTGATGTAAAACAAGGCTTTACCGTAGATATTAGCAACGAGACCGACGCAACAGGTTTGGTAGACGGTTCTCCCATAATCCCTTACCCTTATCATGGTACTAATCCTTCTAGCGATACAGGTACGACAAGTTATAGTGCAGATACGGGTTCTATTACTGTTAGGAATAACCAAATAACATTCCCAGCAATTGGCACTCATAGCGATCCTTTGACCCCTACGCCTGTTTTCATACCTGCGGGTAGAGTTTATGCACAACAGACAGGTTCTGCTACCGAGTTAGATGTCGGATTTAATCCTTTGATGACGGACTCATTATTTTCACAATGGAATGACGTTTCTTCGTTAGAAGAGGACAACTTCCCATACGATGAAAAGTCAACATACTATGAGTTGGAAGCTGGGGGCGCGGCGGAGTTGCCATTTGCTTTCCAAAGAGAATATTCTTCTTGGTCTACCCCCGTTTTGAGAGCTTCTATCTCTACAAACACTGTTTCGGGGATTGTTGATCTTGTTAGAACCTCTTTTGAAACAGGTTTAGAGACGGTCACTCTCAGCAGCGACTATTCATTCACAATGCCTATTAGCGCTGCTCCTAGTAACCAAGTGCCAGGTGTTGGTCCCGATAACCCATTAGACACCTTATTTGTGGGTGATACGGGGACAGCGCTAGGCGGGTTTAGTAATCGAAAAGGGTTTATTAGTCCTTTGGCTTTTGGTGTACCTGTGGACAACAGCGGTCTTGTTCCCAACGGAGGTGTTTGTGCGCGAGATTACTTTGAAATCGCAGTGGCTAACCCTCCTTCGACGGGTCTATTTGTCAGTTTCAGTTCTATTGCGAATATGGGACTACAGCAGAAGTTAATGTGGAACTGTTCTTTCCGAGTTCTTCATGCAAGACCATCGGGTTCTGTAAACCAAGGGGCATCTACTGCGCCTAAGAGTTTAACAGAGATGTTCCTTGTCAAAGACCGTATTAGTAATGGTAACAAGCAGTTAAACTTTACACCAAGTGGTCCAACAAAGAAGCCATTTATTCACTTAATGTCTACGCATCCTGCTACTCAAGCAAACTTCCCAAACAAGAATCAGATAGACCACTTATACCCAATGGTGAGTGATTCTACGGGTGGACCGACAAGTGAAGGCTTTACTTACTATCCAAACTCAGAGACGACTTCTCTTGATTATTCTAATGCGATTGTAAAGACCGCTTCAATGGGTGACACATATGCTGCTGACCCATTTGATTATGCGCTAAATGAATTTGTATTAGGGGCAGACAATCCACTTCGTGAGCATGATCTCTTAGAAAAGAACTCTGGTATCGAGGTAGATATCTTAAGTGAACTGCAAGCGATTCATAGTTCTCCAGACGTACACAACTTAGATGAAGTAGACTCTGTTACAGGGTTATCTTTCCAATCTATGATGCCTACAGCTAATGAACTAACTCTACCAGGCGATCATGAGTTAGTATTCGTTTTATATACAGGTCACTATGGAGCTAAGATGTTCGATACGAACGACGAAGTTTCCATTGAGAATATTCCACCTGTTGCGGGTTGTCACTTAACAGCGACTTTGGAGATCAACCGACCTTCAGAGCGAACAAACTCAACTGCTCAAAGCAACGTTCACTATGGCGTCACGATGAACAGTGATGATGATCCTATCAACACTTACTCTATTCCTAGCACTAAATAAGGAGGCTGACGATGGAAGAGATCGCACAGCACATTATTAAAGAAGTACTTCCTGTCTTGGGAGCTCTATTAACCGCGCTTGCTACTTACGGCGTATCTTTGCTTACTAAGCGTTACAAGATTCAGCTTAACGAGGAGCACCAAATTCTCATGCGTCTCGCGATCCGTAAAGCGATCTCTGGCGCTGAAGAGTGGGCGCACCGTAAAGCAAAGATCGAAGAGCGTTCAGTTGAAGGAGCAGAGAAGGCGCTTTGGGTACATGGTCGTATTAAGGCAATGTTCCCCGACCTTACTTCAGACGAACTCGATAATCTTATCGACGAAGAACTAGGATCTATTAAGGGTGTCGGTTCTAGCGGCGACAAGGGTTTAGACGTTTGATCACTGTATTTACTGCACTCCTCTCGGCAATAATCCCTATTATAATGGAGGCTTTATCTGATAGAATGAAGCCAACTATGCCGAGGAGAGACACGAATGAAGTTAAGAAACTGTATAGGGCTAAAAGCACTGTTCAAGTTGACGCTTCTTGGAAGCGCCATGACGCTTCTCTTGAGCGCTTGCTGCTTAAAGCCAAGACCCGATCTAGAAAGTGACCCTGTAATAGTTGTTGAAAACTCAGACATAGTGGAGAACCCCGATGGGACTTTCACTGTGTCTAAGGGTTGGATGGTAGAACGGATGGACATGGAGCGTAGACTCGGTAGTGCTCTTAATATGTGTTTGGAGGGTGAATAATGATCTCTGGCATTTATAATATTACGATTGAGCAAGGTTCTACCTATAAGTTAGCTCTCTATTGGAAGAATAGCGCAAACAGACCTATACCGTTGGTGAACTATTCTGCTAAAATGCAGATTAGGGCATCGACGGGCGCAAGTGTAGTCTTACTAGAACTATCTAGTGAAGATTCAGATCAGATCCAGATCTACGAGAACCAAGGCGCAATCAACTTAACGATTGGTTATGAACAAACAGAAAACTTGCCGCCATCTGTTGCGGTTTATGACTTAGAGGTCACCTCACCCGAAGGTGTAAGAACTAAGTTACTAAAGGGACGCTGTAGGATCGAAGGAGAAGTGACACGATGAAAGTTGACGTATACCCAAATATTACAAATGTTGAAGTCTATGAGAACCCGATCTCAGTACCTGTAGAGGCGACTTGGGAGAAGGTTACTTTTACAGTACCCGATCCTGTGGTTAATACTTTTGACATTGGTCAAGAGGTTGCCGTAGATCGAGATGGCGACTTCGTGCTTCAAGTCACCTTTAACAGTACCGCTTCTGTATACGGCGAAGACTTTACTCTTGATGGAAGTGTGATCACTTGGATTAGTGCTATCCCTCTTGAGGCAGGCGAAGAACTGATCGTTTGGTACTCTCCTAAAACCATTTACGGAAGTGTACCTGGTAGCGGAGAAGTTGCTAACCTAAACGACCTTAATGACGTGTCTCTAGCAGGTCCACAAGCGGGGCAAGTTCTAGTCCGAGATGGCAACGGCGACTTTGTTAACAAGTTCCTTAATGCGGGAGATAATGTCACCATTACCTCTAATGCTAACGGCGTAACGATTGCTTCTACAGGTGGAGGCGGAAGTGACAGTAATGGAGCTCAAGGTACCGTTCAAGTTGCTGATGGAGTAGGAGGGTTTAACGCTACTAACTGGAGTGTGGCTAACAACCACCTAGTGCCTACCCTAGACAGTCAGTATGACATCGGTTCACCTGCTAATAAGATCCGTGACTTATATATGAGCGGAAACACTCTTTACATTGGCGATGCTGCGCTCTCTGTAAACGGCGATTCCCTACAGTTTGTAAAAGACTTAGAGACTAAGACGATTGCAACCAAAGAGGACGTAGCTCCAGAAGTTTTGATTGCATCCGCGACCTTTACCAATGCTGTGGCAGGACCACAAGGACCACAAGGTGAGCAAGGTCCACAAGGACCACAAGGTCCACAAGGACCACAAGGTCCACAGGGTGAACAAGGACCACAAGGTGAGCAAGGTCTACAAGGTATCCAAGGTATTCAAGGACCACAGGGTCTTTCTGGTGCTGATGGCGCTGATGGCGCGGTTGGTCCACAAGGTCCACAAGGTGAAGTAGGTCCCGCAGGTCCACAAGGACCACAAGGCGAAGCAGGTCCACAAGGTGAGCAGGGGATTCAAGGTCTTCAAGGTTCCGCAGGTCCACAAGGACCACAAGGCGAAGCAGGACCACAGGGTGCGGTTGGTCCACAAGGTCCACAGGGCGAAGTCGGTCCACAGGGTATCCAAGGTGTTGCGGGAAGTGGTGTAACTTTCCAAGGTAGCGTTGCAACCGTAAATGACTTACCTGCACAAGCGTCACAAGGGGACGCTTATTTAGTACAAGCAGATGACAGTTTACACATTCATGACGGTACTAGCTTTGTTAGTGGTGGATCAATACAAGGTCCCCAAGGTCCTGCGGGTGCTGACGGTGCGGTTGGTCCACAAGGTCCACAGGGCGAGGTTGGACCACAAGGACCACAAGGTCTCCAAGGCGAACAAGGACCACAAGGTCCACAAGGACTACAGGGCGAGGTTGGACCACAAGGTCCGCAAGGTATTCAAGGTGAGGCGGGTGCTAACGGTATCAATGGTGCAGATGGTGCGCAAGGTCCCGCAGGTGCAGCAGGCGCTTCAGTTACTACTCTAGCCATTAGTAACAATACAGTCGCGACTCAGCTAAGTGATGGTTCTAGTATTAATGGTACTGTAAGCATGAATCTAACTTCTCTTTCAGATGTAGACCTATATGCAACCAGTGCTACTCTCACCGATGGATATGTTCTTACTTATGAAGATTCTGATGGCGGTTATTGGAGACCAGAGCCTGTTAGTTCTACAGCCGCTAATATAGCATTAGGTGACTTATCAGATGTAGATGCTGCTAACCCTAGCACTGAAGATAGACTTTTCTATGATGGTACTTCTTGGTCTTCTTTCCCCAAGATTATTAGGAATGCTCTTTCTGATAGCGCAGTTAACTATCTTCAATATGCTGACTGGTTAGCAAATAAAGACTCTCTATTTATCTTGGACGGCAATTATCTGCCAAGAATATATTTACCCGACAATACAAATGATCTTGTAGTTGGTGACTCCTATAACTTTATTTCAGTCTATAGTGCATCTTTTACTTATAAAGCAATTTTTGCTTTACCTAATAGCAAATTCATCTTTCCAAATGGCTCTGAGTTTGTCACTACAAACTCTTCTTACTATGAAGTAGTAAGTCTTAGATATAGAGTGCATAATAACGTACTATATAAGTTTACATATATCGGGAACAACGAATGGATTGTTTCCGAATCTAGCATAAACTTACAAGAGGACAACTTACTAACTGTAAAGGGCACTACTACTAGCGGTGCTATTAAACTTAACTGTGAGCAAAACAGTCATGGCGTAACTATTCAAGGTCCTGCTCATGATGCTGAAGCAAACTATACACTTACTTTGCCAGATGATGCAGGCGCTCCCGACCAAGTCCTCAAGACTGATGGTAGTGGCGCTTTAAGTTGGGTAGACCAAGCAGGTGGAGGAGGCGCTTCTCCTTTCACTCCAATTTCTGGTGCTTTGACTGCAAGTATTTGGAACGGTCAAAATACAACTTTTCTTTTGTATAATGTTCCTAGTGGGGTATCTGTTACATTGCCCACTCAATCGGAGCATAATGATTTACTAAATCCAGATTACTACAGCTATAGATTTGTATTTAGTTTTATACTAAGTGGTGGGCAAAATAATAGTCAATTGTCTATTCCTACGGGTGTACGGGTGTACGGACTTCAAGGCGCACGCATAGATGGTCCCGCTACCTACACATTAACTAAGTATAAGCGTTATACTTTTGTCGCCTTAGATAACAGATCTTGGCACTTGGTCACCGACTTTACTTATTAACAAAACTTTTTTACTTAACGTTGAACTATAAAGGAGTCTAAAATGGCTTTTATTAAAGGAAAACAACTTGCTGACGGTACGATCGTCAATGCTAAAATCGCTGACGCGACCATCGAGGCAGCAAAACTTGCAGGTTCTATCCCTTCAAGTAAACTCGATCTCACTACTGACTTTGATCTGTCTAGTAGTACTGTTTCTGTCGCTACGCCTACACAGGCAAGTCACGCAGCTAACAAGGGTTACGTTGACAGTGTAAAACAGGCGCTCGACATCAAAGAGAGTGTACGCGCAGCAACCACTTCAGAACTAGGTGTTACCTATTCTAACGGTGTTTTGACCGCGACTGCTAACGGCGCAATCTCTATTGATGGCGTTGCACTATCAAGCGGTGATCGTGTTCTTGTTAAAGACCAAGGCATTGCTAATGATGCTTCTGAGAATGGTATCTATACTGTTACTCAAGTAGGTGTAGACGGTACTAGCGCATATGAACTCACACGCGCAGACGACTTTAACTCAGACGCTGATATTTCTTCGGGTGCATTTTGCTTCATCGAGGAAGGTACTTCTAATGGTGACCAAGGCTTTGTCCTCACCACTAATGAGACCATCACTCTCGACACCACTGCACTTACCTTCACTCAGTTCTCGGGCGCAGGTCAGATTACAGCAGGCGACGGTCTATCAAAAGATGCTAACGAACTTTCTGTCGCACTCGACTTGAACTCGGGTCTAGCAGTTAGCGGTTCTGGTCTTAAGATCCAAGCGTCTGAACTTGATGATGGCACCATCGCTGTTGCGGCTGACGAACTAGTCTTCATCGACGCTGACGGTGGCACTAAGCGTGAGTCTGTTGTAGACTTCTCAAGCGCTCTCGCGGGTAATGGTCTTTCTTCAGCAGCTGGTGCCCTAAACGTCGCAGTCGTTTCGACAGGTGGTGTTGAGATCAGCAGTGACGAGTTACAAGTTAAGAAAGCAGACTCTTCACTCTCAAGTGACGAAAGCGGACTTAAAGTTAGTCTTAATGCTGAAGGTTCAATCGCGATCAAGGGTGCTGCGGGTCTAGCTGCTCCTGTTATGACTAGCGATGACCTTGGACAGACTCCCGGTGCTGTTTCTGCTGACGACACCGACACTACTATTAACATTACTCATACTCCTGCGGCTGACGGCGCAGTTCGTATCTTTGTTAATGGTATTGGTGCAGAACTTGGTGACGGAGTTAAAACTAAGGATTGCTACTTCACTAATGACGCAGGTGTTACCGCTCGCGCTATCGCTGATATTACTGCGGGTGACGATCTCTACTGGAATGGTGCTTCTGCTTACGCGCTAGACAACACAGACGTTCTTGATATTGTTTACGCAAAGATCAACTAATAACGTATTGTAGGTGACGCGCAGTCATATCTAACAAACACTGTTTATGATTGACTAGTTAGGGCGGGTCTACCAATATGGTGACTCGCCCTTTCTTGTATGGAGACTTAAAATGAGAATAAAAGGCAAACAACTAGAAGATACCTTAAGAACCGCAGACAATCCTTTTGAGGCGATTCATGCTTCACAGTTTGTGGGTGCGATGGACGGATCTCTTAGGTTTAAGTGCAAAAATGCTGAAACCACCGCTCTGTCAAAAGGACAGGCTGTTTACATTAGTGGCGTAAGTGGAGATGTACCAGAGGTTAAACTCGCTGATGCTGATGGGGCAGGTACTGTCCCTGCGATTGGCTTAACTGAAAGCGCAGCAAATGCAAGCGCCGAAGTGTTTGTCGTTAGTTTTGGTAACCTAACAGGACTTGACACCGCTTCATTGAACACAACAAACCCTGTTGAGTCTATTGTTGGTCGGTCTGTATTTATTGGGACGACACCAGGACAAATTACAATCGACAAACCTGCGGGTAGTTCTGCTAAGTTGCAAAATATAGGTCAAATCGTAAGAGAACACAGTAGCGCAGGTATTATAAAAGTCGGAGGTGCGGGACGTACCGCTGCTACGCCTAACCTCGATGAAGGCAAGTTCTTTATTGGCGACACTGACAATAAGAGTTCTGAGAGTGTTTATACGTTACCTGTAGGAGACGGGTCAGCAGGACAGGTACTCACCACAGACGGGGCGGGTGCTGTGACGTTTTCCGATGTGGGCGGCGGGATGACGGTCGAGACGATCACACTCGCAGATACTACACACGCTGGAGATGACATTTATGACTTTAACGCGAACAGTGTCGATACTTTTTATATCGTAGAGACTGAGGCGGACAAGATTTTTAGAGCGTCCGTAATCGTTACAGACCAGACGCTCACAGTAGGTCAAAGGATCAAGATTTATAATAAGGGAGGGGGGACTCTTAGGCTCTATGAAAACTCTCTTAACTCGGGACCTAACCTAGACCCCACCACGTCAAGCGGGACATATAACGCAGAGCGAGATATTAACAGTACCGCCTTAGTGGAGCTTATCGCGACAGGCACATATAAGTGGGAGTATGTGATCATTCCACAGCTAGAACTTGACGAAAGCACGCTGACACAGACGGGTGAGGTCTTCGCATATAATGCGACAGAACTTGCGATGAGAGCACTCCCCTATACATTCCCAAGTTCAGACGGAACGGCGAATCAAATACTACAAACAAGTGGAAACGGTGCTCTCTCTTTCGGAGATGTGCCAAAGGCTACAGGTTTACAATATACGGATCTCACGGCGAATGTAACGATCGCAGGCGAGAGTGATATATTGAACTATCGCCTTGCACATGAGAGCGGCGCGACAAATAAAACGATCACCTTGCCTTTAGTTACTACAGGATTTATTTCGGGTTTTTACTATCCGATTACATGGTTAAACGGCGCAGTGATGGAGATTGTTAACGAGAGTCAAGCGGATTTATTTTTAAAAATAACAGATGCAAGAGCAAGCTCCAGTAAAAACAACGGCAGGACTCGATTGTATACCTCGGCAGGATTACAAACCCCGTATGATGGTGCTTATACATATACAATAGGTCCTGCTTCTCGGATATATTTATCTGCTAGATATACTGTTGAAAGTGGGTCAGCTTCAACCGCTGACCTTGACTATATTGTTGTGGAGTAAAGACAAACTTTTATAGACATTGAAAGGTAATAAACACTTGAAAAGTATAAAGAAACCTAAAGAATCGAAGCACCCATTTACTAATCATAAGAGGACAAAAGAAGCCAACTTGCCTTTTACTAAAGCAAGTAGGACTATTTATGAGAACAAGTCTGCTTATGCATTATTTGGTACGAGGGGTTACAAGTATACGGGTGAAAACCGACTTTCTACTGAAGAAGTCCCCGAAGGAGAGGAAGGTTACCTAGACGTAGAAACCGTAATTAATGTTTTACTACATGAACTTATGGTAACTAAGTCAGAGTTGGTAAAACTCAAAAAAGTTGTTGAAAAGTCCGAGGTAGTGTAGTTATGAGACATTGGAAACCTTGGTTCTTTGAGAATAGCAAAGTTCCTATTTGGTTAAGCAAGTTTACGCCTATAGAGATCAACGCAATCACTCTGTTTTGCTTTGTGTTCTCTAGGGGTGAACTTTCTGAGAGAACCAAGAGGCATGAGACAATACACTTCCAACAGTTCTTAGAGACTGGCGTTATTGGGTTTATCGTCCTCTACTATGCGGACTACCTGTTTAGGTTACTGAAGCATAGAGACGGTAAAACAGCTTATCGTATGATCTGCTTTGAGCAGGAAGCCTACGACAATGACGAATATATCAACTACCTTGACACTAGGAAGCGTTATGCTTGGACAGGTCTAAGGAAGTAGGTTTTAGAGGTACTCGCTCTTATATATTATATATACTATAAGATAACCTATATATATAAGAGCGGAGCTACCAAGATGACAGAGAACGTTAACGACCAACTTTTGATAGCTAGGTCGATTGAATACTCAGCGGTCAACAAAGAAGATCAGTTTGAGAAAGACTTCAATGCGTACCTACTTACCTGTAGTAGATCTTCAGATCTAAAAATAAAAATGGATCTTTCTTTAGCGGTCGTTCACCTTGTAGGTGGAGGTGCTTTACCTTACAAAATAGGTAGTTGGGTACAGTCCACAGAGGTCAAGGGTAGTATGATCACGATGGGTGTGTATAAAAAACATCGATAAAATCTATTGACGTTTTGGAGGCAAACGATTATCTCTGAGTACAGTCTATGGTACACAAAGGAGAAAACATGGTTCGCCTAGACAGCAAAAAGAACAAACTACTCATCGACTTGAAGCACCCCACAGGGCAACAGTTGGCTGAGATGATCCTCCAAGCGGTTTATCTGTATGGAGCAGAGACAGATCAAGACAGAGCAATCCTTCGCCAGATGGCTCGCATGGTACAAGGTGAAGAGCCTAAAGCTACGATTGATCTCAAAGACTACCTCAAAGACAATCGTGAGGTGAAGTCTGATGATTGAGTTCACTAACCTTTCAGAGCAAGGCTTTATGCCTATCAGTCGTGTGTTTCTCACCAACTATCGTAAACTCAATATCTCGATGGAAGAGGCAATGCTTGTGCTTCACCTACTAGACCATTCTTGGTTTGGGAATCGCGACTTCCCAAGCGCTGAATACTTCGCGAAGATGACTGGTAAGTCGGGTCAGACCGTCAGAGCTTATCTAAGATCACTTAGCCATAAGGGTTATCTAACGCCTGTACGAACAGAGACTAACGAGAAGACCTATGACTATGCTCCGCTACTTGGTGCATTGAAAGATCTTGCAGGTGTACCTGTTGCTGAAGAGGAGATCACAAAGCCTCTACACGATGAGCCAAATAAAGCGATCGATCCTCTTAAGAACCTCATCGACACTTCCCTCGATATGGCGCGTGACAAGTCTAAGAAACGTACTCCTGTTCAAACAAAGCCTCAACATTGGCGTAGGCTACAAGCATTCAACGAGAAGACTCCAGAGCAGTACAACGCTAAAGATCTTGAGTTCGTGATGGCGATTGAGTGGAGAGAGAAGTGGAAGTCTCCTCCGCCAAGGTTCTTTGGTCGAGACTTAAAACACGCTAAAGACTTGATCAGTATCTATAGCGCAGAGGTGGTGACTGATGTTATCAAGCGCTGTGTTAAAGATTGGGAAACGATCGCACCTCGTTTCAATATCAAAGGATACCCTTCAATGCCTATCTTTTGGGGGTTCCGAAACAGTTTATTCCCCCTTATGATAGACGGAGAGCTCCAAGGTCAACCGACGTGGGGTTCTCAGTTCAACAACGAAAAAGACAGTCGCCCAGATGGAGGCGAGATTGGTTGGTAGATGAGTTACCTAGAAAAGCAGAAGATTGGCGTTGTGGTTAAAGATGACCCTAAGAATCACCTAAGTCGCCTTTACGCTATGAAGATTATTCTTAAAGAGACACGTTCACACTTAGAACTATATGGTCCCGAGAAGATGGGCAAACGTCCTTTAGTCCGAAAAGAAACACACCCCACAATATCAATCCCTAGACAAGCAAGAGAATATGCTCGCAAGTGGCGTATCCTCAGACAAAACATACAGGTTATTGAAGATGAGCAGAACAACAAACCCAAAGCCAAGAAGTCTAAGTGAAACGACTCTCACACGGATGAACATAGGCAGACGCTTTTGGAGCGCTGATATGTCACAGGTTGAAGAGTGCAGTGCAAAGCAGATCTTTCGGAACTACGTCAAAGACTTAACAGCGAACTACAACCAAGGTTGGGGTATCTTTCTATATGGTGGAAACGGTGTGGGTAAGACTCATGCTTCCTGTGCTCTGCTGAAAGAGATACAGAAGCGCGGTTACTCAACATACTGTGTCTTATCTGACGTGCTGAAGGTTGCTTACATTGATGGGCAGCGATTCGATAGAGACAACTCCGTTGTACAGCGTGTTGAGTCGGTAGACTTCCTTCTCTTAGAGGATCTCGGTAAAGAATACTCTGGCAAGGGCAGTGGCTTTGCAGAGCTTTGCTTTGAGAATATGCTTCGTAAACGATCAAGAGAGTGTCTTCCAACGATTGTGACTACCAATCTATCTCCAAAGGCTTTTCAAGAGCGCTATAAGCAATCTGCGGCTTCTTTGGCTATGGAATGTATGGTTGCTTGTGAGATGAAGGGACAAGACCGTCGCAAAGTCCTTGGTCAGTCTATGACTGCGGAGATGCTCAAATGATGAGAGGTAGCATCGCAAACACTCTATCCCCTACGCTTTGGATACACAGCGATTGTGTCCTTAAGTACGAGGGGAGAGTTTTCTTGGTGGGTCCAAAGAAGTACGCCCTTCAGAATGAAAGTTGGTTATGGGGTGTCTCCTACCTACTAAGACCTGTCATTGTCTACATTGGACAAGAACCTAACAAACTACTGTCAGACTATGACAGTCTAACTTTCGACACTTTTGCTGAGTGTCGTGACGCGCTACGGCGCAATCATCGTGCGGTTGAGATGGTGGTGAACGATCCCGCTCTCGTTACATCTGAAACCGTCCTATACACATCAAGCCTTAAGAGATATTGCTAAGACATGGATATTGAAAAGAAGATTATAGACAAGTGCGCTGAAAACACTGCCTTATACGCAGAGGCGATCGATCAAGCGGTCATACCCGAAATGTTCAGTGGCGTTGCAAGAGACATTTGGGAGTACGCTCTCAAGCACATGAAGGCACATGGGACAGGTCCTACTGACGAGGCGATCACCGCACAGTTCCAAGAATACTCTTGGGACTTCCCAGCACCAGAACCGCTCTCTTACTATGTAGAGCAACTTAAGCGTAAACACGCATTCAACTTGACCTTAGTTGGTATTCAGAGCGCTTACGACAACTTAAATAAACGTGAAGTCGAGTCTGCGGTTGATGACTTAAGAGATGCGCTTAGGAAAATCGAAGACGCTACCGCAAGCGAGGCGGATCTTGATTGGGGTGCTTCTGCTGAAGATCGCTACAATGACTACCTCGATATACAAAAGAAGGGTGGTATTGATGGGTATCGAACACCTTTTCAGACACTCGACAATGCCACACAGGGTTGGCATGACGGTGAGTTTATACTTGTCGTTGCTCGACAGGGTGTTGGTAAGACTTGGTTAACAAACATCATGGCGCACAAGAACTACCAAGACGGTTTGCGTGTTCTTTACTTCACCAAAGAGATGCCTTCTAAACAGGTCGCGAGACGTTTTGACGCGCTAGAGTATAATCTGCCCTACCAAGACTTACGAAGCGGTAACTTGAACTCGTTCATCGAGACCGAGTGGCGACAAAAGGTCAAGAATGGATTGCCTAACGGCAAGCTCATGATCGTAGGTGAAGAGACAGGTGGCGTATCTCAAGTCGCGGCGAAGATCGAACGCCATAAGCCCGACATCATCTTTATCGATGGTATGTACCTAATGGATGATGATCAGCGAGCTAGAGATAACTGGCTGAAGATCAGTAACATTAGTCGAGACATGAAGCGACTCGCTAAGAGAGTGATGATTCCGATCATTGCAACTGTGCAGTTTAACCGAAGCGCTGATAACGCAAAAGGTGACGCTTCAAATATTGCTTATGGTGACATTGCTAAGGATGCTGATGTGATCCTTGGTCTCTTTCAAGACGAAGATCAGAGACTTGATAAGCGTATGACCTTAAGAGTGTTGAAGCAGCGTGAAGGTTCACGCCCAGAGATTGAACTTGATTGGGACATGGCAAACATGAAGTTCTCTGAGGTACAAGACAGCGGATTGAATCCTGTAGGTTTCTGATGGACAAGCAACAAGCTGTTTTAGACATATTGCAGAAGTGTAACTTCCGAGTACGGCAGGGTGCCCAAAACCTGTCGATCCCGTGTCCTCTTGCGCCCTATACTCCTTTGCACAGGAACAACTATGACAGTCATCCTTCTATGGGTATCAAGGTAACTGAAGGTGCAGTTCTCGTTAACTGCTTCACTTGTCGATTCAAGAGCGGTCAGTTATCTTACCTGTTTAGTCGTTTAGCAAGTCATGACTTAAGGTGGGGTGGTGCTTTAGACGCTGTACTAGAACTTGAGAAACAGTATCTCGCGCTTGGTATACAGAACCTAAAGGCGATGGGTCTATATCGAAACGATAGTCCAAAGCCAAAGTCGATCGATGAGTGTTTGTTTGAACCGTTCGCTCGCAAGTTTGCTCCGTATCTTCAAAGGCGAGGTATATCTTTAGAGACAGGTAAGCGTTGGGGCGTAGGAGTTGATGTATCACAGAAGAGAGCAGTTATCCCTGTGAGAGACTTCTCTGGCAAGTTGTGGGGCGCAGTAGGTCGCTCATACGCTAATGAAACACCCAAGTACATGAACTACTGGGAGATGAAGAAAGGCACTCAACTACTTGGCGCTCATCTCATTAAGAAGTCTAAGACGACCATCATCGTTGAGGGTAGTTTAGATGCACTATTAGCAGATCAAGCGATACATCAAGCAGGTCTTTCCGAAGACTATAACGTGGTGAGCATCTTGGGCGCTACTTTAACTGAGCAACAAGCCAATCTGTTAGTCCGATGTTCCAATCAAGTCGTGATTGCTCTTGATGCTGACGAAGCGGGACAAAGAGGACTTGCTAAAGCAAAGGACTTACTGTCTACCCGTTTGATGGCTAAGGTCGCTCATATAGGTTCTGTGGGAAAGAAGGACTTCGGTGAGTGCTCTGCTCAGCAGATTGTGTCTGTAATACAATCTGCCACTCTTTTATAAAGTTGTTGAAAACTATTGTATGACACTAACATTTGTAGTATTAATACTACTCCCAACATAGTTGACGAAAGGATCACAGATGAGTTGGTTTAATAACGATGCGGGCTTTGCCCAAAACACACAGAAGAAATACACAAAGCGCTTTTGGATGCCAAATGACACCGAGCGTCTTATCACGTTCATTGACACTCCAACAATCGAACTCGATGGACTCAAGGTACAAACACCATTCAAGTACAATGAGTATCAACTCCAACTTAACGGCAGTTGGAGAAACTGGTTTACACAGCCGATTGATCCAAGTGACGATGTACTCAAAGACATGGGGTATCGTGCTTCAAAGGTTGCTGTGCTTACTGCGATCGACCATGCTGAGTGGACGGATCGAAATGGCGTCGCACACAGAGACGAACTCTGCCTCTATGTCGTCAAGCGGTCTTCACAGGTTTGGAAGCAGATTGAGCGATTTATGGAGCGCGGCATGGACTTAAGCGGTCAAACTTTCTTGGTCAGTCGCATGGGTGACAAGTCTCCAGGCAGTGGTTCTATGCTTGAGAAGCACTCTGAGAACTTCCCTCTTGATCCAAATGTTCATGTTCCATTTAACTACCTTGAGATCTTGAAGCCAAAGTCAAAGTCTGAGATCGAAGCCATCTTCAACCCAGACGCTAATGATCCTTTCAAGCAAGGTAAGAGTAACGACAATAACTCGTTTGGTGCTACTAATCATAATGGTTGGGGAGCGCAGACAAGTGAACCTGCTAACAACTGGCAGAGTCCGATCAACAACACGCCACCTCAACAAGAGAACCGAGTGTTTGGTAGTACCAGTGGTAACAACGGAAGCGATCCAATCCCGTTCTAAGGCTATCCTAGTTCATGGGTTTCTCCGCACCGCAGGGGGGCATGGGTGTGCCTTAAGACAGATGCCCCGCCTATCTTAGCCCTTTGGGGCATTTACTTTTACAAGGATAAATAAGTGCAAAGTTCAATCATTACAAGCGATGAGCAAGTAAGAGAAGTCTTGTCTTTTATACAATCTCATCAAGAGTTTGCTTTTGACACAGAGACCGATGGTCTTTCGCATGACCGTATATGTATCGGGTTCTCATTCGCAGTACAGCATGAAGGTCAATATATTGGTTGGTATGTCCCCTTACGTCATGAGCGTGGGGATGACCTGTTCGCTGTCGAACCGTCTAACGTAGACAAAGACGTTGCCTTCAGACTCATCGAGGCGATGTTCGTTGAAGGTAATCGCGTTTGGATACATAACGCTAAGTTTGATCTAAAGGTACTTCGTAACGAGGGGTTCGATATTGAGAATCTTAAGTGTGAGGTGTTGGACACCATTGCTGTCAGTTGGTTGCTTGAACCCGAAAGACTAGGTGGGCATGGGTTAAAGAACCTAGTACCTAAAGTCTTAGGTAAAGAGATGGGGTCATTCAATCAGTTTAAGATGTATGGAAAGAACGCTTATGCCCCTGTAGGTCCTATGGGTAAATACGCCATCGATGACGTTGTGTTTCTACTAGAACTCGCTCACAGGCTGTATCCACAGTTAAGTCCTCAGTTGTCAAAGGTACTTCATGACTTAGAGATGCCTATGATGAGAATCGTTGAGGAGATGGAGCACTTCGGGTTCAAGGTAGACACTGAAAAGCTATATACTGCGGGCATAGCCTTGAAGGAAGAGACAGAGCAACTAGAGTCGAAGTTCCGAAAGATGTTCGGAGACCGAGCGCTTATCAGTTCTACTCAATGGCTCTCAGAGAACCTCGTAGGTAAGATATGGGGCGTGCGGGGCACTAAGGGGAAAAACGGTTGCTATAGCACAGATAAAGAGGCTCTTGAAGATTGGTCTATTGGAGACGCTTCTGGGACTACAGAAATTGGTCGCCAAGTGGCTAAAGACGTATTGCGTTATCGCAAGGTCAGTAAACTGTATACAACGTACTGTAAGAAACTTGTCGATGCGGCAGACTCTCAAGGGCGCGTTCATGGCTCATTCAATCAATGGGGCACAGGTACAGGGCGCTTCTCTTCGTCTAACCCAAACTTGCAAAACATACCCTCATCGAGAACTGAAGAAGGCGACTTGATTCGTAAGTCTTTCATTGCTGAGAAAGGCTATAAGTTAATCGTAGCTGACTATTCTCAGATTGAGCTAAGGGTTACCGCTCACCTGTCTAGCGATCCTATTATGTCTAAGATCTATCGAGAGAATGGCGACATCCACCAAATGACTGCTGACGCTTGTAACTGTGCTCGTTTTGACGCCAAAGCGATCAACTTTGGGTTGATCTACAAGATGGGTGCTAAGACTCTTGCAAAGGCAATAAGTAAAACAGAGTCTGAGGCTCAAGACTACATTGATCGTTACTTCCAAAACTACAGCGGTGTTGCTAAGTTCCAAGATAATCTCGTCGCTAAATGTAGGCGAAAGGGGTTCACTTGGACAATCACAGGTCGCCATCGTCCTTTGCCTAATATCAACAGCGCTAAGTTCGGTCTAAAGAATGGTGACGAGCGCAAAGCAATCAACACCCAAGTCCAAGGTAGCGCGGCAGATCTGATTAAGATCGGTATGAGGAACTTTTATCGAAGGCTGAGAGCAGAAGGTCTTACAAGCGCTGACTTCCGAGTGATCGGGCAAGTACACGACGAAGTTGTTGTAGAGGTCAAAGAACATCTAGCAGAGCGTGTGAGCGCGACTCTTCAGCATGAGATGGAGAACTGCGTACAACTCGATGTACCTCTTATCGCAGAGCCATGTATTGGCGATTCTTGGGGAGAAGCAAAATGAGAGGTTGGGCAAAGAAGACCTCTTGGTCAGAACTAGACAAGGAATCTTTGACGTTTGGTGAAGGTGACTTTCGTTGTGAAGTCTTTCGAGAAGTCGAAGACGGACTCTTGGTGCCTAGAGCCTACCAAGACTTTAGTTATGGTGACAGCCAACTTTGGCTTGGTGACTCCATAAGAGATATGGAACCTATTAACTTAAGAGATGAGCAAGTGCCTGCGGTGGAAGCCGTGATTAATGCTTTAGACCGACCAGGTAAAGGCGCTATTCTGTTTGCGCCCTGTGGCAAAGGTAAGACTGTCATGGGGTTGGAGATGATTCGTCGCATTGGTCGGAAGGCGCTTGTCTTAGTTCACAAGTCTTTCTTGGTCGATCAGTGGGTAGAGCGTGTTTCTACTTTTCTTCCTAACGCTAAGGTTGGTCTTTGGCAAAGAGACACCATACCTACAGGTGATGAAGATATTGTCATTGGTATGGTGCAGTCTATTGTCAATCCAAGGCGTGAGTATCCCGAAGAGATCTATGAGATGTTTGGTACGATTGTAGCCGACGAGACACATAGATACGCTGCTCCTATGTGGCAAGATGCGATAAGCAACTTTGGTGCTGCATATCGTATAGGACTAACCGCAACTCCAGAGCGTAAGGACGGACTGCATCATGTGTTTTATTTACACATAGGTCCTATCGTTTATTGGATGGAAGGTCACAAGCGTCAGCCTGCTATCTGGCGTATAGACACTGATACCTCTTTCCCACAGAACTCATACTTAAGGTACGACGGCGAAGTGAACACTTCAAAGTTGGTCACTATGATCTCTAAAGTAGAGGGTCGAACTGATCGCATCGTTGACTTTGCGTATCGAGCTTTAAAGAAGGGACGACGAGTTCTGATACTCTCAGAGCGAGTCGCGCACACAAAAGAGATGTGCGAGTTGTTGAAAAGTAAAGTTAGTGATGACTTCACTTGTGCAGTCTACATTGGAGGCATGAAACAAGCGCAGCGAGAGAGGGCAGCGGAAGCTGACGTCATCTGTGGCACTTATGCGATGGCGCAAGAGGGACTTGACATCCCCGCCCTAGACACACTGATATTAGCTACACCGAAAACATCAATCACACAAAGTGTAGGTCGTATACTGAGGGATGCTCCCGATAAAAAAGACCCTGTTGTCGTAGACTTTGTAGACCACAACATACCCATAATGAATGCTTACTGGTATGCAAGGAAGAAGACCTACACTAACTTAGGTTATTATTTTATTTGACATACGTTACTGAGTGCCCTATCTTCCTCAATGATAGGAGGTTCTATGACACTCAAAGAACTAGTGATTGATTATCACAAGGTGAACCAAGAAATTAAGATTCTTGAGTCACAGAAAAAAGACTTAAAGGCGAGGATCGATCTTGCCTTATCCGCAGAAGACACAAACAAGTTCAAAGATGGGCACTACAGTGCTGTGATGTCATCATCTCAAAGGGTCAAGTATGACCTTGAAGGGATCGAACATTTATTACTCCACAAGGGTATACCCACAACTAAGTTCTTAGCCTCAAAGGTAGATCTAAAGAAGGTTGAGGACTTGATCGCAGAGGGGTTAGTCGATCCGATGGAGATCGCAGAATACTCTGACGTTAAGACCATCAAGACTTTGACAGTAAAGGAAGACGCATAATGTCTGAGGACGTACAAACCAAGAGTAGAAAAGGCTATCAGCGCGAATACTACTTAAAAAATAAAGAACGTATCTTATCGCACCGTAAGAAGCGTTTTCAGAATGATGAAGAATACCGAAACAGAGTAAACAGACAACGACGCACCGCACGTCTTAGGAAAGAACAAGACAGTTACCAAAGTGCGCCAGAGTTACCGAGTAACGAAGAGGTTGAAGTGGAATACAACTGCATGATGAAAGTTTTATCTGCGGATCAGACCAAAGGTCATGTCTGCAAGATGTACACGATAACTGCTGTAGCAATGAAGCTAAAGCTCGACAAGAAGCGCTTGGAGCACTTGATCTACCAGAGAAAGATCCCAAGGGCACTTTACCGTAACCCACAGGGATGGCGAGTGTACACTCAGTATCAAGTAGACATCTTGGTGAGGGCGTTTAAACGATTCCGTAAACAGGCGACACTAAACAACTACAAGTTCCGAGTGACCAAAGAACTTTGTCAGTATGTAGAAGAGAAGTTCAGCAACCTTGTAGGTGGTGTACCCGCAAGTGAATATACAGAAGAAGGATAAAGACATGAGTGATGACAAAGCAAAAGTTAAAGCATACGCTTCTCTGAAGATTAACCTTGGTAACTATGAAAGCGCAGGGATTGAAGCGGGCATCGAACTTCCCTGTGACGTAAAGGATGTTCCCAAAGAGTTTGAACGCGCTTGGGGAGAAGTTTACAGACAACTTGAGATTAAAGCGGCTGAGATACGTCAAGGCATGAAGGGTAATAAACAATGAGCCTTGATTCACTGATCAAGAAGATCAACAAGAGCTATGGCGATGATTGCTTTGTTCAAGCGTCAAAGTCTGCCAAGTTAAACGTCAGAAAGCGGATTGAGACAGGGATCATGAGTTTTGATCTTGCGCTAGGCGGCGGTATACCTCTTGGTACGATTATCACCTTAAAAGGTGAGTATTCCTCTGGCAAGTCAGCGCTTGCACACCGTATAGGTGCGTCTTTTCAGAGAACGTGTCGCAACTGCGGTCAGCCTCTTGTACTTTGGAATGAGATTGTACAGGATGGTGCAGAGGTAGCGTGTTGTGACAATCCAGAGTCTATGCGCGTTGTTTGGTTTGACGCAGAAGGTTCTTATCAGAACTCTTGGGCAGAAAGACTAGGCATGAAGAACGACAAGACTTATGTCATTCGTACCGAGTTCGCTGAACAGGGCATTGATATCGCAGACAGCGTGATTCGTTCGGGCGAGTGCGACCTACTTGTTGTAGACTCCGTTGCTCACCTTACACCGAGTGTTGAGATAGAGCAGTCTTCAGAGAAGTGGCAAGTTGGTGTCCATGCTCGATTAATGAACAAGGCGATGCGTAAGTGGGTTAGCGCTCAGAACGCTGTGGGCATGACAAAGGTGGTTCCACCTACCATATTGCTGATCAATCAGATTAGACATAAAGTCGGCGTTATTTACGGTTCGCCCGAAACTTCACCTGGTGGGAAAGGGATTGACTTTGCCTCTAGTGTGATCTGCAAGGTTAAACGTAAAGGGTTTATCGAGGACAAGTCGGGTAGCGCTCCGTTTGGTCAAGATATGGAAGTTACTATGCAGAAGAACAAGACAGCGCCACCGAACAGATCGTGTCTCTTCAGTATCTTCTTTAGAGACTCTATGCCCTATGTTGCAGGTGCGTCTAATATCGCCGAACAGATTGTGGCGGTTGGTGAATATTGGGGTCTCGTTGAGAAGACGGGTGCTTGGTACAAGTTACCTAATGGCGAGAAGTACCAAGGACTGATCAAGACTGCGGAAGCTCTTGCCAACGATGAGCCCACTTTCTTTGATATGAAGGATGAGATCTGGCGAAGAGAAGTTGATTGGATGGATGGAGACACCTAATGCGACAAAGCAGTCTAGGAGGCAAAAGACCTCGCCCTAACACTTTTGATGATAAAGAGCCTATGTGCAATAAGAGCAGGTCAGTTGTGCATGAAGATCGTTTACAAGAGGTCTTGCGCAGTAAGACAACTCCAAACAGCGGGGCTCTACCTAACATCAGTTTTAAGGGAGATCTACAAGACGAACTCTTTGTATGGCAAGCTAAGTTGACTGACAAAGACCGTTTTACAATCACTTCAGATGTGCTAGTAGAGTTAAAGAGACAAGCGAGTCTCAACTCTAAATGGGCGGGGGTTGCTTTGACTTTGGAGGGCTTACCTAACCACTTAGAAAAGGATTGGGTAATGGTGCCCGCTTCCGTATTTGCAGAACTATTAGACAACTACACGACACACTAAAAAATACTTTTCAACAACTTAAAGGAACAGACATGGAAATTCACAACATACCTCTTCGCAAAATTCATAAAGACTTGATTGTAAATTGTCGAAATAACGTCAATGTTGAAGACTTGGTTCAATCGATTGAGGCGACAGGTTTACAGATCCCTGTGGGCGTATCTATGGGTGACGATGGCAGTTATGGTCTCATCTACGGATTTCGTCGATTCAGCGCTTGTGAGCAGTTAGGTTGGGAGACAATCCCCGCTCAAGTTGTATCTGCTCAAGACCAAGCAGACTTGTTGGTGATGAACCTACAGGAGAACGTCTCTCGACAGAACTTAACACCTATGGAAGAGGCCTATGCGATCAAGCGCATTATGGCTGCAGGAAAAGACGTTGAAGAGTTCCGAGTAGCTCTTGGGTGGTCCAAGACCTTGATCACACAACGTCTCGCTCTTCTTGATATGGCGCTTGAGATTCAAGACGCACTAGACAGAGATTCAATCTCAGTAAACCAGGCGAGAGCGATCAACGAGGCAGACCATAACCATCATGAGTCGCTAATCAAACTCGCTGAAGAGGGTGCGACTGTTCGTACAATCAAAGACGAGATCGAGCAGATTAACAACGTTGGCTCTGACGAAGAGGAAGTCTTTGTCTTAAGTGATGACGATGACTCTATCTACATAGATGATGACGATGAAGAGGAGATCGATTGCGACTTCACAGATCGAAAGGCGATTGCTGAAGCGAACTCAAACCTTATTGTTGCTAATATGCTAGACGTTGGCGCTAAGGTGTTACAAGACCCTTCTGCATGGTTTGCGTATAGCGTAGCGGTACAAGCCATCGACTTCTCAAAACTACCTCAAGGCGAACTAGCGAGTCTTGTTAACGCTATGCGCACCTTAGCTGGAGAGCATGGTCTTGATGCTTGGGGAGAGGCGCAAAGACGCTCATGAGTTTAATGGACTTAATGAAAAGCATCCACAATGCAGGCGATCGACCTTCGCTTGGCGCTGAGATAGAGAAGTTCTTTCTTCGTAAGTCGAAAGAGTTTGATCAAGAGAAGTTTGAAGACCGTCTAACACGCTTTCATCCTAGCAGTATCAGTTATTGGGGTGTATGTCCTAGGGCATACTACTTGGTGATGAAGCGTGAAGAACTAGGGATCACCCTGTTGCGCCCAGAACCACATGAGACTTCTCTATTGCGTATCTTTGAACACGGTCATTCTATCCACTCTCTTTACCAAGATAAGGTTCTTGGACCTGCGGGTATCTTATATGGCAAGTGGAAGTTAGGTGACACCGAGGTAGAAGGGTTTCAACCTTCCCCAGAGTGGGCATATGTCGAGCCTCGTATTTGGTGGACTGACAAAAGGATTAGCGGTTACTGCGACGGGTTCCTAATGATTAATGGCAGATGGTACCTGTTAGAGATCAAGAGCAGTAATGATCAATCGTTTAGGTATCTGAAGCGCACAAGAGAGCCACGACCTTACCACAAGCGACAGGCTCAGTTATATATGATGGCACCACATGACCTAGAGAAGAAGCCTAAGTTTGAAGGTGCTTTTATCTTGTACGTCAATAAAGATACGGGCGAAGAACTAGACTTATTTATTGAGAACGACACTTCGATTGTCGATCCTTTGCTTGAACAGATTGATGTAGCGATTGACTCTTTAGAGTCAGAGGTCATTCCTATGCGAGTAGATGACTGTAAGTCTAACCGATCAAAACGAGCAAAAGATTGCATTGCTTGTAGCGTATGCTTTTCTTGAGGTAAGTCATGGTAGATCAGAAGGTAGTAGACTTTGGTCTACACAGTAGACAGTTAATATCTGCGCTCGGTCTCCAAGCACCTGCTTCTCCTGGTATCGAGTTAATCTTCCCAAGTGACTTGAGTAGACTTAGTGATCAAGAGATTGCAGAGCACCTTAGTTATTGGGCTTCAATGACAGCGTATGCTCACCAAAAGGTTGCCGTTCTTGAAGGTGCGCTTATTCATGCTAAGAATGAATATGACCAAGAATACGACTTACGTTTGTATAACAAGCAAGGTAGTAGTATCTCAGAGCGCAAGATTGCTCTAGGGGCGTCTAAGATGCTTAGAGCTATGAAAGTTCGCGTCACAACGATAGAAGCAGATCTAAAAGTGTTAAAATCTATCCTCATCGGTTATGATCTTAAGAATTCTGCTATAAGCAGAGAGATAACAAGAAGACATAACGAGAGGAATCTTAGAGATGGCTGAAGACATAAACTTGAAAGTAGCTGGTCGATCTGACCCTAGTTCAGTAGCGGGTAGTATAGTTAAAAACATCAACGAAGGTACACAAGTATCTTTGACTGCCATTGGTGCAGGTGCTGTTAATCAAATGTTAAAAGCAGTTACCATAGCGCGTTCAATGTCAGCAAGCGGTGGTAAAGACTTATACTTTACTAGCGGATTTGCTACTGAGATTATCAGTGGTGAAGAGAAGACAGCTATGAGGATCTTTATAAAGCAAAGCTAATGTTTACCGTAACATATAAAATGCAGATGCCTTCGGGTATCCTTATGTTTGAAATAGACCTAATGGTTACTGAGCTAAAAGAGGGTGAGGCGTGTAATGCGCCTAGCCTTAAGGACGCACTTGTTAAGTGGTGGGAAGACCCCGAAGCACCAAGAAGAACTCCAGAAGAGGCTTGCCTTGGCGCTTGGGCGTGTATAACTGATTACTTAGTTGCTCAACGAGACCACGGAAGAGTTCAATGCTCTAGGGTTCTATTAGAAACATCTGGTCACAAAGTACAATTCACACCAACAGAAGACACATGGAGTAAGCTATATGTCTGATTACAGAGAGAATGAAGATAACTTCATCGACGACACAACTACAGATACAGAAACCACTGAGGCACCAAAAGAGCCTGTTGAGGTAAACGAGGATACAGAGTTCAACCCTACGAACTCTAACTTAGGCGAGAACGATATCGACGAAGATATTGTCACTGCCGTTCTTTTGGTGAAAAACAGACAGGGCGCTGTTTTGCCTGTCACCAACCTTCAGTCTTTGAAGATGGATAGACAAGCAAATGCACATGAAGTTCTTCGTATGTGTGCGGACGTTCAAGACCAAATTGGTGCGATTCGTATCGTTGGGGAACTTGCTCAGATCTTCCAACATCTGAACCAATCTTCTCTTAAAGGAATTGCTGAACTCTTGAACGTTAAGATGAATCAGAACGTCAGTGGAGATAGTTCCGAGAGTTGAATGTATATGACCATAATGAGATACTCCTATGACAAGGAGGTCAAGTTATGGCTAAGAAATACAAAGACGAATGGTTTGTTCCCCCAAAGGGTGTTCAACGTGCAGCGGAGAGAGGTCTAAAAGACCGTAAAAAATACGGTCGCGGAGGTCTCTCAAACAAACAAGCATCTGAACAAGGTATTGGTTCGGGTGTTCAACGTGCCGTTAATCTGAAGAATGGCAATAAAGTTTCTCCTCAGACGATCCGAAGGATGAAGAGTTTCTTTGCACGTCATGAGAGAAACAAGAACTCTCGTAAACCAGACGGAACACCAGGTGCTGGAAAAATTGCTTGGTCGCTTTGGGGGGGTGATGCTGGAAAAAGGTGGGCAGAGTCCGTTGATCGCAAAATGAAGCGTGCAGATGAACAGACTAAGAAGAGATAATGTATAAAATATATCGTTAAAATCTATCGATAGATTTTACCGTACTCTGAGACGATAAAAAACATCGATACATTTTATCAAAAAGTGTGTTTTGCCTAAAAAACATCGATAGATTTTAACGGTCGGCACTAATATATTATATATATATATAAGACAGACTATATAAGAGAGTTGTGACATGAGGGTATGTCTTAGTGGAGTTGTCAGAGAAGACAGACTTCAAAGTATTCTAGACTCAGAAGTGAAAGACGTTGTTTTAGATTATTCAGTCTTCAAGAGTTTAGACGCTAGTTGGTTTGAGGATCACCGAGATCGATTTGACCTGTTGATGGTTGAGTACGACTTAAGTTCTACATGGTCTAGGGTGAAGTATCTATGGGGTGCGCCTAGCCAAAGGACTGAAAAGGCAGTTCAGAAGCATGGTTCTATCGAAGAAGCACAGGAGAAAGCTCTGTGTAAGATCGACGCAAAAGTTAGGCTGTACCTAGACTTCTGTAGAGGTATCGAACACTTAGTCGATGTTATATGGTTGCCTTACCTACCGATTGGTGCTTCTGACCGTTGGAAAAAGTTGTTGAAAAGTTTTAAGATAGGGTGGTCTTTGTCCTCTTTGGATGAACTTGAAGAGGTTGTTCACCAATATTCTTATCTAGGTATACCCGACCACCTCGACCTTGAAGACGTAAAGGTTCAAATGAAGCCTTATATTGCCTCTCTAACATCGTTTAACGTTAAAACGCATAGATGGGGTAGGGTTGATAAAGAAACGCTTCTCTCTGGGCTTTTTTGGAGTTCAAGTAGTTCTAACTGGATTAGCGGGTCTAAGTATGGCGTGACCTTTGAGTATGTCGGCAACCTAAAACTTGTTACTTATCATGGGTCTAAAGGTGCAGGAAAATCGATACGACAGAAGCTAAAAGCTAAATGTGAAACTTTAGGTCTTGACCATGATCTCTTGTTGAGCGATGACCGTATAACAGTTGATAAGTGGAATCTCTCTCAGTGGGGTGCCCTATCAGCAGACGCGAGTCGTGTCGGTGGGTATTGGACAAAGAAAGAAAAAACTATGAACAACGAAAAGGACAAGCAGATCTCTGTGATCTCAAAAACTGACCTTGCAAGTTCAAGTGATCTTGGTTCATACTTACGGAATTGTAACTCATGTTATCTCAGTGCAACTTGTCCTGTATTTGAGCCAGATTCTAACTGCAAACTATCGTCTACTCCGAAAGTAGATACGCCAGAAGACATACAACAGCTTCTCAATAAAGTCATACAAATACAGGGCGAAAGAGTCTTGTTTGCTTCCATGTCTGAACGGATGCAAAACGCAGGCCTCAATCCCGAGGTATCATCAGAGATGGAGACTTTGACGAAGCTCATGAAAGACGCAAGAGAGATCGCGTCTCCTGTTGGTAGTGATGAAGTAATGATAAAAGCAAAAGGATCGGGTGTAATCTCCAGATTGTTTGGAGGTTACGGAAGGGCAGGTGGAGGCACAAAACCTTCTACCTCAGAGACTATTATTGATGTCTCGCCTTTGGAGTCTGAAAATGACTGAATACTTCAACAACGCTTTAGGTGAACTTGTCTATCTACGATCATATGCTCGATGGCTTGAAAAAGAAAATCGACGTGAAAATTGGGTAGAGACTGTGGATCGGGTCACCGACTTCTTACTAAAAGATCAACCTGTGTCTGAAGAAGACAAAGAGATGATTCACGACTTGATCACCCACCACCAAATCATGCCTTCTATGCGTTCGCTATGGGCAAGCGGTGACTTTGCCTCTATCGATAATACAGCTATCTACAACTGTTCGTTCTTGCCCATCGATAACTTGAAGGCTTTCTCAGAACTAATCTATGTGCTTATGCAGGGCACAGGGGTTGGGTTCTCTGTAGAGAGTAAGTTTGTTAACAAACTGCCACTTATCGCTGAGTTCGATGAGTCTAAGACCGCTAAGCACCAAGTAGGTGATAGCTCTGTAGGTTGGGCAGATGCTGTTTTCTTTGTCGTTACCCATGCTTGGAAGGGGTACGGCAGTATCGAGATTGATTACTCGTTAGTCCGTCCTAGGGGATCACGACTAAAGACCAAGGGTGGTCGTGCGAGTGGTCCACAACCTCTAAAAGACGCGATCGAATTCATTATCCAAACCATCAAAGATGCAGAGGGCAGACAGTTAAAAACTTTAGAAGTTTACGACATCTGTTGTGCATTAGCAGAAGTGGTTGTTGTGGGAGGGGTTAGGCGCTCTGCTATGATCTCTTTCTCTGATCCCGATGACGAGTCAATGCGTCACGCTAAGGATTGGAAGAGGGGTAGTTTCCCTCTCAAGCGCTACATGAGTAATAACTCTGCTTACTTTGCTGATCGACCGACTAAAGAAGTGTTTGATCGAGAATGGAAACAACTTGCTGAGAGTGGTTCTGGTGAGCGAGGGTTCTCTATTGATAACTGGCACAAGTACGCACCTCGTCCTAAAGGAGAGTGCCGATCGAATCCATGTGTAACAGGCGATACCCGTGTGATGACAGAAGACGGTCTTGTCCAAATCAAAGACTTCTTAGGTACGCCTAAACAACTTGTGATTGATTCTAGGTTTGGTACTGAAGAGAACGGCTATACTTCTGATAAAGGGGCATTTGTAACAGGAGAGCGTGAAGTTTTCAGATTAACGACTAAGCAAGGTTATGAAGTAAAACTGACAGCAGATCACAGAGTAATGACTTCAAGAGGTTGGGTAGAAGCTCAAGAACTTGAGATGGGTGATAAAATCCATATCTGTAACAAAGAAGGCTTATTCGGTAAACAAGGTACCGAAGGCTTGGGTGCTATTGCAGGTTGGTATGCTGGCGATGGTACTGTTGCGGATAATGCGCCTAGACTATATTTCTACCACGAAGACAGAAAACTTACTGAGTGGTTTAAGAACGCTATTGAAGCGTCAGTCGGGCATGAAGTTTCTGTTGCTACTTATGAAGATACACAAAGAGACTCTATTCAAACTTCTTCTTTGAGAGAATTCCTCTCTACTGAAGACAGGACAGTTCTCCCAGAGTTTGTTTGGCAAGGTACTGAAGAATGTCAAAAGGGTTATCTATCTGCACTATTCTCTGCCGATGGCTGTGTCCTTGGTAATCAAAAGAAGGGTGCTTCTATTCGTCTACATTCCACTAAAGTGGAGCATCTCCAAGCTGTTCAGCAGCTTCTTTTGAACTTCAATGTTTACTCAAAGATCTATCAAGGTCGTATGAAGGAAGGCTTCCGATTAATGCCCGACGGCAAAGGAGGTCTAAAGGAATACTACTGTAAAGAGTCTGCTGAGTTAGCGATCTCCTGTAAGAGTCTAGTGACTTTTGCAAATCGTATAGGGTTTATGCGACATGACAAGCAAGAGGCTCTCTTGTCTATCATCGATTCTTACAAGCGTAAGCCAAACGCAGATAAGTTTGTTGCTGACTTTATCGGGTTAGAACCTTTAGGTGTAGAAACAGTGTATGATCTCACAGAAGAGACAACACACTCCTTTATTGCTAACGGTCTCGTTGTACATAACTGTCATGAGATCGGACTCCGCTTCAAAGAGTCAAACGACCCTTGGACGGGTGAAGGCGGCGGTGGTCAGTTCTGCAACTTGAGCGCTGTTGTTGTCCGTCCCGAAGACACCCTCGATACGCTCAAAGAGAAAGTCCGACTCGCAACGATTATTGGGTGCGTCCAGGCGACCTTCACCAAGTTCCCGTATCTACGTCCCGCATGGCGTGAACTCTGTGAAGAGGATCGCTTAATCGGTGTAGACCTCACAGGTCAGTGTGACAATCCTCAGTTAATGAACAACATTGAAACGCTATCTGTTCTAAACGATGTCGCTGTCGCTACTGCTCAAGAGATGTCTGCTCGGCTTGGTATCAACGTTCCTGCGGCGGTTACTTGTGGGAAACCATCGGGTAACACCTCGCAAATGGTGGATTGTGCGAGTGGGTTCCATCCTCGTTACAGCGAATACTACTTCCGCCATGTGCGCGTCAGTGCTGACGACCCCCTTTCAGAGTTGTTGAAAAGTCAAGGGGTCCCTATGTTCCCAGAGGTTGGTCAAGAAGGAGTGGAGTCTTCACAGGTCAAGACTTGGGTAGCACGATTCCCTATCAAGTCACCCGAAGGTTCTATGACTAGAGATGATGAGACTTCTTTTGATCAGATGGAGAGATACCTCACTATCATGAAAGGTTGGCTAAAGGAACGAGGGCACAACCAATCTGCGACTATCTATGTCAAGGACGAAGATTGGGATCGAGTTGGACAGTGGGTTTGGGATCACTTCGATGAGGTAGTCGGTTTGTCATTCCTCCCATATGATGGCGGAAACTACAAACTTGCTCCTTATGAGGAGATCTCAAAAGATGAGTATGAAGATGCCATGAAGGACTTCCCAAAGATCGACTTTACTAAGTTGTCAGACTTTGAAAAGTACGATCAAGGAGAAGGTGCGCAAACGTTAGCTTGTACAGGCGGGACTTGTGAACTCTAGCACACCTCTTTAATCTCGGTTATCATGCAAGTCCTAAAACATAAAAGTAGGATAATGCATGATGAGATGGTTAAGAAGAGGTGAGGCGGCAATAGCATTAGGTATTAAATATCGAGCGGTAAGGACTTTAGCCGATAAAGGAGAGATACCAACTAAGTATCAAGGCAGACTAAAACTCTACGGTGTCGCCGACGATCAAGTCGTCGAACCTTCAGAGGGAGAAGGCGTAGACTTCTTTGAGAAGACTTCTGATCGGTATGTCTTTGACGAACAGACAGACACTTATCTGTTCTTTGGTCTCCCTAGTCAGCCGCCTGTGGTCAAGGTTAGTCGGTCTCGGATAGACGAACTTATCAGTGATTACTCTAACGAAGCGGGAGGGGCGACTGTAAACCAACTCGCAAATAAGTATGAACTCTCTCGATCGACCGTAAAGACAATCCTTAGCTGGCTTGGTAAGACTCACGACTCTGCCCCCTTCTCAGATGAGACGTTGCGGCACCAAGACGAGGATGACCTCGCTAGTTCTGTGCTGAGGGCTAAAGAGCAGAGAGTTCTGATTAAGGCGCAGAAGCGGCGGTTGAGGAGACATGAGAACTACCTCGATCAAGTAGACCTTGTGAAGCACTACATCTCAGAACTCTACACAGAGCTCAAAGGGGAAGTAGACCTCGATCCTCCAAAAGTCAGAAAGTATAAGTTACGAGGGGAAGCTAAGGAGTACATCGCCGTTATTGGTCTCACAGACTTGCACATTGGTAAGCGAGGGGTAGATGGGTATAACTCCCACGTTGCCTCTAAGAGAGCGATGCATACGGTAGCTAAAGCGGCGCAATATGCGCAAACTGCTTGGGGTGTGCCCGATTATTGGGTGCTTACCTGTGGTAGCGATATGCTTCACGTCGATAACTACCAAGGAACCACACAAAAGGGCACGCCTATGGATACGGACGTAGACCCTGTTGAGATGATGGCTATTGCCTATCGAACGATGGAGACCATGGTACTACATCTTCAGCAAACAGCACCTGTAAAGGTTGTTGCGATGACAGGTAACCATGACCGTATGCTATCAGCGCTGTTGGGTATGATGATCCAAGCTCGCTTCAACCAAGACGAAGACATCGAGGTTATCGATGGGAGTCGGGGCAGTGCTTACCTCCGATACGGTAACTCATTGCTTGGGTTCAACCATGGTGATTCCATTAGACCCGAACGTCTACCTTCAGTGATGTCCGCAGAGCGGCCTAAAGATTGGGGAGAGTGCTCTGGGAACTGGGATTGGTTCTGTGGTCACTTGCATACTTTGATCTTGAAAGTGCAAGAACATAATGGCTGTCGAGTGTGGACTATGCCTGCGCTCAGTGGTACTGATAGGTGGCACAAGTTAAACGCTTACTCGCTGAACAAGAAGCAGTTAGCGATGTTCCGAGTAGAACCAAACTCTGGCGTAGTCGGAGTAGAACTCGTAGAGGGTATTGATGGATAAGAAAGTATTAGATAAAGGATTTGTCAGACTTGTCGATGTGATGGGGTCTGATCTCAGTGTGGTTAACTCTGCGCGGATTAGCTTTGCTAAAGAGGTCACAGAGATCGGGGATCGAGACGAGAAGCTGATTCGATACCTATGGGAACACAGACATACAAGTCCTTTTAGACACGCTACACTTCAGTTTCATGTCAAGGCACCTATCTTTGTTTTGAGACAGTGGATGAAGCACCAAATAGGCTGTGCATGGAATGAAGTGAGCGGTCGATATGTGGAGTTTGACGCAGAGTTCTATACGCCTTCTAACTGGCGAGAACAGCATGAGTCAAACAAACAGGGATCAAAGGGTTCCGTTGGAGACCAAGGTGCTTGTAACCTCACATATGGAGACTCTATGGCGGGTGCGCTTAGTCATTATCGAGAACTTCTTGATAAGGGTGTGTGTAAAGAGCAAGCTCGTATGGTACTCCCTTTGTCTCTCTACACTGAGTGTTATTGGACTGCGAGTCTGCAAGCGATTATGCACTTTCTTGAACTTAGAGAAGATAGTCACGCTCAGTTGGAGATCCAAGAATACGCAAGGGCGATTCGTGAACTTGCTGTAGAACATTTTCCAATCTCGCTCTCTCTATAATGATAAAATCTCTCGTACTACTAAACGAGGGAGTTACTTATGTTTGATTTGGCACAACTGACCGTTGAACCAAGAGAGATCGATCTTATTTACAAGCAAGGGACACTAGAGAATAAAGAAGCAAAGGTAAAACCTAACTACTTCTTCTGCCTAAAGACTCCAAATGGTAAACAGAGCGCTTTAGCCTACTACAACGACGACCAAGATTGCCTAGAGTTGTTGAAAACTAAAGAGTTAGTATACCAAGGTTTTAAGCCTAAAGACGGCGCTCAAGCCTGTATGTTTTGGGGGTTGAAGAACTTAGACTTATTTGTAGCGCTTGGGGCAGCGGGCACAGGTAAGACTACAGTTGCTCTTGCTTACGCACTAAATGAAGTATTTAGGAACGGTAAAGACCTTGTTTTGTGTAAACCCACAACTTTTGTTGGGTTACGGAGCAACGCGATTGCAGCAATACCAGGCGACCATCGAGAGAAGTTAGAGGGCTATATGGATTCTTACTTCACCGCGATGAAGAAGATCATTGGCGAAACCTTTGAGCACCACCTCTTTCAGTTGGAAGAGGAAGGTCGGATACTATTCAAGCCATTTGAGTTGCTACGAGGTCAGCACTTTGAGAACGCAGTAGTTATTATTGATGAGGCACAAAACACAACGCCACATGAACTACTTACTGCGATCAGTCGCGTAGGTAATCATTGCACCTTGATTGTTATGGGTGATACCGACCAAGTTGACTCTGGGCTAAAGCGAGACGAGACAGGGTTGTGGAAGTTAGTACACAGTGATGCTTTCTTAGATTGTCCTTTTGCAGCAGGTGTTAAACTTACCGCTCAGTACAGAGGACCTATGGCTCAGTTAGCACAAGAGATCATTGAAGAACTACGCGAAGAAGAAGAGGCTGAAGAAAATAATTAAAATGTTTTCAAAAGAGTGTTGACACACTCCTCTAAGAGCACTATGTTTGTCTCATGAGCAGTTGCTCTTAACCTCTGAAAGACCTTCGGGTCAGAAACGAGAAACAAAATGATTGGGCACAAATACCCAAGGACTCTCCCTGCTTCCTTTACATATGATCAAGTAAGAGAGCATTACGTTCACATGAGGTCTCTTTTGACAGACTCTCAGCGAGAAGAGTGGGATAGGATTGCTACTGAAAACAAAGGCGCATTGTGCCCTAATGGTTGGTACTCAGCACTTCACTACTACCGACTTACTATGGAAGTGTTAGGGCACATATATCAACTACACAAAGAGAATGACCAAGAGATGACAGATGAAGAAGTCCGCACTCATGTAGCATGGGACAAAGATTCGACTTGGAGAGATCGATGGCTCAAGGCAAAGAATGTCTTACATACTGATATTCATCTCTTCAACGAATATCAAGACAACTATCAAGACAAGGATTGGTACTGACAATGGTTTACTCTCAAGCCTTAAAGTTCCTTAACACCCAAGTGTTTGCCGTGTTAGATGATCAGACGATCTTAAGAGGTGTGCTTACCAGAATAGATAACGACGGTCATGCTATCATCAAGTCTGAGAAACCAAACTCAACTCTACACAGAGTTCACTTACAATACATATTCCCACAGAAATAATAACAAGGACAAAGAATGTGGATACTACCAAAAAACTTACACATATATCACTTTGCGCAGGATACGGAGGCATTGATCTCGGACTCACAAGAGCTCTCCGATCAGTTAGAACAGTCTGTTTTGTGGAGATCGAAGCCTTCGTCATCGAAAACCTGGTCTCGAAGATTGAAGCGAAGCTCCTCGACCCCGCGCCTGTTTTCTCAGACCTTAAAAAGTTCCCTTGGGAACTCTATCATGGAAAGGTTGACATCCTCAGTGGAGGCTTCCCTTGTCAGCCATTTAGCGCCGCAGGAAAACGCAAAGGAAGTGACGACCCAAGACACCTCTGGCCCTACATCGCCAGAGGTATCAGAGAGTTGGGGAGACCTCCCCTTGTTTTCTTTGAAAACGTCGAAGGCATCATCAGTTCTAAACTCAAAGGCGACGATTGGAGCGACCCCGAAGGTACACCAGTTCTGCTCCATGTCCTTAGAGAGTTGGAAAGGTTGGGTTACAAAGCAACGGCAGGCGTATTCTCAGCGTCTGAAGTCGGCGCACCACACCAAAGAAAACGAGTGTTTATTCTTGGTGTCAGAGATGATCTCAGGCAGAACGGTCTTGATCTTATCCGATCAAATATCGAAGACTCTACAAGTCGACGCCGTACAGCTTACCCAAAAGGACGAGGAGCAGATCAACACCTATTTGAGCCACCAAGGGTTATCTTGGAACACTCCACAAGCGAGAGATTACAAGGGGGTCGACCGCCGAAAAGAAATAAGGGGATTCAGTCCATATCTTCCGAATCAAGTAAGGTGGACAACACCCATCGCGAGAGACTGCTTCGAGATCGAGATGAACTTCCAAATACCAACGAGGAAGGACGGGAAGCATCGTTTGGACACAATGCCGAGGCAGATACACCACCAAGAGGGGTACCGAGGCAAGCTGAATCCTCGTTGGGTGGAGACTCTGATGGGTATTCCTGTTGGTTGGACCATGCCGAGTTGTATGAATCCTGTGACAATCGCACAGACGAACTCCGAATGTTGGGAAATGGAGTCGTGCCAGACACCGCCGCAACAGCCTTCGTCACCTTGTGGAGAGACCTGGCCCACGCCTACTGCTAGAGATTGGAAAGGTCCTCAATCGCCGAGGTTCAAAGATCGAGGTTATGGCGCTCTTTTACCTGATGAAGTGAAAACCCTAAACTGGACCACACCCGCAACTTCTCAAAGAGGCGATAACGTAACTTATTATCTTTCTAAGAATAAGAAGAGAATCTCAAACGGGAAAGGCATTTTTCCTACGCACCTACAAGTTGAAGTAGAGGCTCAAGAAAAGGGTATTGACTTGAAAGCAGAACTTAAAGATTTCCAAGACCGTCGAGACGCTTTTAAGTCATATCCCGAGAAAGAACAAAACTGGCCCACGCCACCTGCTTCTCAAAGAGGCGAGGACTTAAAAACGTATATAAAGAAGACTAAGAAGCGTGTATCGGAAGGCGGTACACCTTTTGCGCCTACTTTACAGGTAGCAGTAGAAGCTGCTCAGAATCGCACTACTCCAGAGGAAGCACTGCGCCTTGAACTAAATAGAGAACGTAAACTATTTAGCGATCACCCCGAACTCATGAACGAATCTATACTATTACCAAAAGAATTCGATAAATGTATTCTTACGGTGGATAAGGGTAGAGTACATTATGCTCAAGATTGCGTTCTTTGTGTTATTGGTGAGGAGAGATTAAAAGACGTGTTAAATGGTGATCTTACTTGTCATGAGCAAACACCCAAAGAATCCTCAAGGTTTCACCCTGTAGAATGGTTTGACTCCAACATAGCAGGAGCGTATATGGGTGAATATACGCCTGTTTATGTTGTAGAGGAAGAGGAAGAGGAGATTTAGATTATGGATGCAGAAAGTATTTTTGGTGTTCTTATCTTTAGCGTTGTTTCCGCTGTCATATTGCATTGGTACTACACAGAAGTAGTAGAGGTTTATCACTGCAAAAACGAAAGTGGTTATACGACTTATGTCAGTAAGAAGAAGCCAGACACTCGTTTGAAGGTTGGCACCTGTGAGATCAATAGGATGACTAATCTAGATTATCATGAGATTCGTACTGCTCAACGAAACGTGTATCTGTCACGATGATTGCCTTACAAAACTTGATGGTCATCTATGTAATGGCGTCCTTCTTAATCATCTGTATGCTTGAGTTAATGGACTAGTCTTGATCCTCTAGATCTAGATCTATCTCTATCTCATCTTGGAGCTCTAACGTGCCCAGATGTTCATAGTCATCTTCGCCTTTAGCTTCATAGATAATAACCCTCTGAACACCTAGACTCTCTGCAAGGTCTTCCATAACAGAGAGGCACTTATCTTTGTCTTTTGAGATCAAGCAAACGGCATACGGTTGTTCGTGTAAAAAGATCCATCCCCATGCAAAGAGCACTAATGGCAGTATGAGGAATGCTGTGGTCAGACTTGTAAACCACATACACGTCGCTACATATGCAACAAAGCCAATATACGTCGCCTTTTCTTTGTCAATCTCTGCTTGCATGGTCAACTCCATAGTTGTTGAAAACTTCTTTGAGTGTAACAAGTGCTGATCGTGTCCATGACTCGATATCATTCTTGTATGGTGGTGGGATTTCCACCACTTTGACTCCCTTGTTTATCATAACATCAAGCCATTCAATAAGAGAGGTACTTGTTCGTTGAAGATCCTCTATGGACAAGTCTTTCAACACTGACTCTCTCTCTTCAAGTCTTTGTAACGATGCCTTGGGGAAGTCATGGCAGAAGACAATGACGTCTGGGAGTTCGTGTACTTCAGCGATACCTTCAGTCATCTCTCTGAATAGATCTATTTCATCTTGTTCAAGTTGTGAATCGCCTACAAGAGCTTTGGCGAATGCATAACTAGACCATACACCATGTTGATAAAGAGTGATCTTGTTGTTTTGTTCGTCATGTTCGCGCCAAAGTCTCATGTTCTCTGTAAGCGCGTAAGTCCAACCGCGTATTCCATTAAAGGGCGGAGGCGGAATACATACACTAACCTTGTCGTAGTTGAACTCTTGTCTCCGAATGATCTCTTCAAGTAAATGATCAACAGTGGATCCCCAAACGCCTTCTAGCATTATCCTCATACTCTACCTAATCCTTTAACTCATAAACGAGTTCATATTTTGACTTCTGTGGAGACTTTTCAATCAGACCTATACCATCGTACCTGTTTTTGTAAAAAGTTACTTTAAGGTTAAAAATATGACTCATAAAAGTGTAGTGTCTCTTTCTTCTATGTCTAGTATAATGTTGGTGGAGGTGTTATATGGAAGACTTCAGCCACCTAAAAACAGATGAATACATAACAGATTCTCTTAGGGACTTCACTGAAGATATGGAAGACCTCGACGAGACTATTTGTGCTCTGTGTGGCTTAAGTCCAGATCAGTGCCCATGCTATGTTCATCCTCCTCATAACTGTGAAGATTCTCAGTGTGATTGCTCCCTAATGTGTTCGTGCTGTCAAGTTGAAATTTGTGACTGCATAGTCTGTGAGCCAAGCGATGGAGTTCAATGAAAGAGTCTTAGCGATCGTACTAATAGACATCATAGGAAGCACTGCCTTCGTTGAGAAGGTTGGCGCACGAAGAGCCGCTGAGTGGTTGCAGTACCACGACAAGCTAACCAGGTCTTTGCTTTACAAGTTCCAAGGCAGAGAAATCGATCGATCAGATGGATTTTTGTTGTCTTTTGAAAGACCCATCAATGCTGTCAACTTCTGCCTACACTACCAACTGACGATCCCTCCAAAAACTAAACTAAACACTCGCGTAGGTGTTCATTGGGCAAAGGTAGTTGAGGTCGTACAAGACGACTTGTATGTCGGAGTGGGTGCAAAGCGAATCGAACTAGAAGGGTTAGCCAAGAATATAACTGCTCGGACAATGAGTGTTTGCAGAGCAGGACAAGTCTTGTTGACAAGAGATGCTATGCGAGCAGTGAGGGGGAGAACGAACCTCTTTACGCCCGATAACACAAGATATGCTTGCGTTGGTCTTTACAAGTTCAAAGGCATAAAACAGCCACAAGATCTGTATGCTGTAGGGACTACAATAGAATCTCTTCAGCCTCCGCCTAGTGTAGAGAAGGTTAAGCGACTGGGCGGTCCAAAGAAGATCAAAAAGAGAGCGAGAGATCGTGCAATCAAAGAGTGGATTTGGTGGTGCATTACTAGAACTGCGTTTATTATAGTCGTTTGGTTATTTATAGAAGCGTACCCTGCCCTTAGTAATCCAAACGTCCGTAAAATGTGGGGACATGATTGGCTGTTTTGGTGGGTGGATTACATAGACTTCTTTGTAGAGCTCGTCAAAAGCGCTTGGAAGGGCGTACTAGAAGATATCGGAGTCAAATAATGGAAGACTATCAAGAGATAAAAGCAAAAAGAGGATGGTGGTTCTCAGTAGTGTTTCTCATCATCATGGTGGGACTTATCCTGTTCTTAAGCTATATTAAGATTGAACCAAAGAACCGAGACGTTCTTGTTGGTATCTTAGGTGTACTAACAGGTAGTATCTCGTCGATGATGGCAATAGCAAGCGGTCGAGATCCTTCGGAAGTCGAAGAACTTCGCGAAAAGCTATCTAAGTCTGACGCAGACAGAGCAGCATTAATCGCTCGACTCCGTGATGCACAGATACAGTTACAAATCAAGAACGATCAGATCAGTGACCTACAAGCAGCAGTGATCAACAAACTCTCTTTGTTCATGGGAGAAAATGTGGCTACCAAGAAGAAGCCAGAAGATGTTGTTCTTGAACCAGACATTGAGGCTTGGTTGCCTAACGTCGACCGAGACAAGAAAGTCTAAAGTTGTTGAAAAGTGCCCCATACACTACCTTGGTTTAACAACCAAATAACCAAGATAGTATATGGGATCAATGAACCTGCCTTTGTGCGTCAAGGAACTCACCAAAAAAAGTTAAGTTCAAAGGCAGCACAACCATAAACTGCACACTGAGTTTAGGTTAGTCAAGCGCTAAATGTCGAAACCTTCAAACAAGGGTAAGGCTTCACGCACCTCTTCGACAGACTTGAGAACTTCAAGACTATCACCGTTCAATATCTTCATCAGTGTCTCTTTCCCTTGGTAATGTCATGTCATGTATCTTATTACCTAGTTCAGTAAACCCTATAAGATGGAAAATTTCCATCAAGGGGTGAGCAATAAGATTGTGTATTGTGTAGTTAAATTTTGATGCGGGTTTTTTCATCTTTACGTCTTTCAGAAAAGTTGTTGAAAAGTTTTTATAGTGTACATGGCGGTAAGGGGGATCTATTCTCAACCTCTGCTACGAGGTTCGCTTCCCATCCATATACATTAGCTCGTCGATCTTTGACTTCAATGAGAGTAACACCTCGACGTTCCATGCTTGACAGCCATTTCTTATAAGCGTTGAGCAGAAGTTGTCGTGATCGTTTAGGCAGCGGGCTTTCAGACTCAGTAGGCTCAAAGTAGACAATCACCTCTGGGTATTCTTCATCCTGTAGCCGATTGTTCAAGTGATGAAGCGCGGCTAAATAGTCAGCGTTACTTATGGCGTATATGCAGTAGTTATAGTTAAGCAAGACTTCTAGAGACCAAACGCTACGCTCATAGAAGACAAAGTGTTTAGTCGGCGCAATCGCGGTTATTGTATTTTTGGGCGATTGGCACCACTCATCAAGGTAGAGATCAATCAAATCCTTCCATTCAGAGAAGGGCATCTCTATACCGTCTAAGAAGGTATGGCTCATAGAACCTCTCTCCCAGCAACTAAACGGTGCTGTATAGATCGAGGCGAGGTGATGCACAAACGCGCCAAGGTTACTACCAGGTTCACCTTCAAGACAAATTCGCGCATGGCGGCGCGTAAGGTCATATATACTCACAATATTAAAATAACTCCCCTATACATATTCATACGATACCCCATAGACATATGAGCGCGTAGAGTACACCCTCCCCCATGAAGTATAAAGAATATATACACCCACAGCACCGCTAAACAAACATTATCATATACAAAGTATACACCCCACATACACATAAGACTCTACGTCACACACTCTAAACGTACACTCACTCAAATACACCCAATCAAACACCTCAGACCCTCCTCTTACTCTTTAAATACCCTCGGTTGGTGTCTAGCGAGCGCGATGGATGACGCTATAGTCGTCGTTTTTGACAACGGCATTTTGAGGGTTTGTGCAGGCAGAGGCGGTGTAAAAAGTGTCTGAAACCTGACATTCGGAAATATATTTATATCGAAGGTTAACCTCAGAAAAGTTTTTACAGGTGCTCCTCAAGGTCAAAATAGGTCGAAATCGGCTCTTCACACCCTGTTTGCTACTCATAGTCATCACGATGGTGTTCAACCTCTTGGTTAGTGCAAAAATACAAGTCCGCATTATAGCGTCATCGAGTACGGTTTGCCCCGTGGGAAGTATAAAAAGCAAGTTAGTGTTGTAGGGCGGTTGCCTACATCTTATGAGAAGAGCGCGTTTATCACCTCTTCAGCCTTTGACTTTGGTGTACACCGGAGTGTCACACCTAGCAGTATATAATCACTAGAGGTCTTATCGCCTACCTTGTATCTCCTCATCGAAGAGGGGAAGACTTGTACAGGCGAGGTGACTAAGGTGCAACCCATTGAAGCGGCGAGTTGTGTAATATCATCAACCGCACTCATCAGTTCTGCGCTGACCTTCTCTAGCATGATCCCATAGTGGCGAGCGGTCATACAGGTTGTAGGTATAACAGGTAAACACAGGGCGATGATGCCCATGTCCTTTGCCAGATCAGTATCCACGATAATATCCATAGGCTCATCTTCCTCGCTTGGTGATGAGTCTATTATACTATACGAGAGCGTAGCTCGCTTTGCCCTCCTCATCTTCTGTGCGCAGGACAATCATATTCGCTTCTAGCTCATCGACGTAGATAACAAGCGCCATGCCCTCATCTACTTCAAACTGTCGCACAACAGACCATCGAGAAGCGGGTGCGGGTTTAGTCATCTCGGTGAGGAGCGCGGTTATTGCATCTATTTCTATACAGGTCATTAGTGTACCTCGTAAGACTCTGGGAGATTGAGGAGCAAGGTCTCTACTGCGTCTACATATTCACTCGCCCACAGGAACTGATTAGGCGCATACTCTACAGACCACACATGGTCGAGTCCCTTGTATTCTCCTAGCTCTTCATCATCCATTACTTTAGGTGCGAAGAGTGCAGGCAGACACTCTTTACCATCATAAGAGATCCATGCTTCTGTGTACTCGATGGAAGGGGAGAAGGGAAGTCCGCCATCCCAGTGTTCTTTGCGCACAATTTGGTACACGCCATGTGCAAGGGCTTCCTCTTCTGTGGCACCCATACCGATGTATAGTGGTCCTTCGTTCGTAAACGAATACATACCATAAGCACGATGTCGCTTTTTGAATACGAGCGAATATTCTTGGCGCTCTTGTTCATTGAGTTCGTAGTCAAAGATGGAGAGTTCTTCGGGAGCGTGAAAGCTGCACTCCTCAGAACACTGGTATACCCAAAGGTTAATCGGTTCTGTGGTGAGCGCAAAGTCTTCGATGACAGAGATATACTGAGGTGGGAGTAACATATGTGTTGTTCCAATCGAGATGAGTTGTTGAAAAGTCGAGAGAGTGTTTACTCGGTAGGTGCGGCGGTCATGATGCGGTAATACTCGTCAGTGATCTCTCCCTCTAGTGGAGAGCGGGGGTGACCACAGTGTATACCTCGCGCCCATGCGATGGCTTGGTCAAGTTCTGCGGTGAGTTCGCCCCCTTCGATGTAGAGTTCACGCTTGGTGGTGCGGAGCGCGTTGTAGAGAGCGCGTCCCCTCTTCCCATAGTAGCACCCACAAGGGATACCGAGAAGTTCTGGTTGGCTGTCAAGGCGTAAGGTCATCACGTCGCCCCATATAGACTGTAAGGTATCAGTGATGAGGGGAGGGACTTTAACGAAGAGTGTTCTTTGGTGTCTCATGGTGTTTTCCTTAGAAGGTCCATCGAGGGTTAACGTATCGTGAGTGGAGAGAGGGGATGAGTGTGTGAAGGCGCATCATACGGTCAGTGGTGTCTACACTGTCGAGACCGCATACAAAGTGCTCGATCATCTCAGAGATAATGGACTCGCCCCATCCCTTGCGAGAGATCGCTTGACCGAAGGTGAGGGTGATGCCCTCGTCGCATAGGCTATATAGGAGACCCGCAACGCGCTTACAGCTGTAAGCGCGTCCTGCATCGTTGAGTTCTTCATATGACTTAGCAAGCGCCCAGAAGTGACCTGCGAGGCTACGCTGAGAAGGAAGAGTCCAAGTACCAAATACGGAGGTCGCCTTCATGTACATTGAACGTTGCGCGGGTACGCCCTTGATTGCAAAGCGGAATGCCTGCCCCCAGGTGAGAGAAGGGTATGCCTTGCGGAGTTGATGAGCGAGCTTGTTAACTTCACCTGTGATGAACTTGGTAGCCATTGTTGTTTCCTTATCTGCCCCTCGGGGCTTAGTTGATGAGCGCCGTAGCACCTTATGTATCTACTCTACCTACCTCTGTTCCGTAGGTCAACAACTATTTCAAACTTTGTTTAAAAAAATACCGCCCCCCTATCTGGCGTGGTGAGTCGGTACTGATGAGCTTGGCACGTCGCACTGACCTAGCGGTCGGATGAGGAGCGGGGGCGCTAAGACAAATGTTCAGTACCTAGGATGCGATGAGCGGAGAGTCGCCCAATAAAAAATACCACCCACCGTACCACCTACCTTTGGCGGTTCAACCTCGATGAGCACCGTAGCGAGCGCGTAGAGCGCGTTTCTGACCCCTCGCGAATACCCGCTGTGCCTATTAAAAACGAAACGTGGCGCACAGCGCAATCTGAGGACTCTTCAAAAATGACCCCCACCAGGTGGCGAGCTAAGGTGGCATAAGGTAGAAGGGGTTCCACCTTTCTAGGTCTGCCAGGTGAGGATGAGCCGTCACGCGGAGCGAGGGATGAGGAGGTCGAGAATGCGATGAGGCGAACGTACCCCTGTTCAAAAATACACCCACCGCCCCGCCTACCTTTGGTAGTTCGACTTCAAGCAAGGGGCTGAGACGCGATGAGCGCTCACTTTCGCACCCCCACGAATAGCCCTTGCACCCACGAGATACTAAGAGCCGCGCATATCGCAATATACGAACGATCGGTGGCGCGGTACTATGTCAGACTTTTCAACAACTCCACCCACC